CAGAGTAAGAGGGGCATTGTCTACAAGGTGGATCAGTTCAGTTTTAGTTTCGAGAGAGAAGTTCATGATGTTGTAAGGTCGTTGATTGATTTAGCCAGGGTTTCGCAGTGAGTTTGAAGTTGTCGTGTAAGTTTGACTCCGTTCGCTCGAACGGTTACTGACATTTTAAATTTGTTTCCGTCTAAAACCTCGTTCACTTTCTCGTGAACTGTAGACATATCTTTGTGAAACTTACGAAGCTGGATAACCATGTCATTCAGATCGCCCAAACCCCTGGCTTGATGTCTGGCGTGCACAGCGCTGTACTCAGCCATGATTCCTGTCGCTGCTCTCCGTGCATCGTTCAGTACACGCTCAGCCGTGGGAATCTCCTGCTCCAGAACTGCTTTAATAACGTCTTTGTCCTCCTCAGATTGATACACGATGTGAATCACTGAGTTGTGCATGTGTTCTGGGCTGAGTTCATCGTCACCTTGTACAATCGCCCAAGCTTTAAGGAACTTAAGAATTTGTACGCGTCGACGATCTGAGATGCTGATGCTTCGCTGTTCGAGCATCTCCCACACACTACTAAATTTTGAAAGAAAATCTTCTGAGATATTTATGTTTGCTGCAGCTGCCTGAAGCTCGGCTAGCTCATCCAAAGTTAAGAAGCAAGCTACCTCTGGTCTTTCTTGAATGCCAGCTGCCCACTGATCAAGCAGAGCTTTTGAAGCAGGCTTACGTAGTTTGCGAACCGTAGGTCGAAACAGAAATCTGTCGGCAAATGCCTGCAGAGATTCTTCATCTGCCCATGTGTTCGTAGCAGCAATGATGGATTGAATCGGAGTCTTAATGTTCTGCTTTCCGTTGTTAAACGTCCGCTCATTAAGCAGAGTCAGCAACGAATTCAGAATCGCTGATGATCCACGGAAGAGTTCATCCAAAAATGCGATGTGCGCAGAAGGAAGATAACCGTCCACATCTCTTGTGTATTCATCCTGCAGCAGTTTTGTTACTGCTACAGGACCGAACACTTCAGACGGATCCGTCGTGGGAGTAAGAAGATAACCAAAGTAGTTAGCCCCTTCAATACCCGAACACAATGTTCGGACCAGATCTGATTTACCTGTTCCTGGTTCTCCCAGAAGGAATGCGTTTTGTTTGCTTAGCAAAGTTGCCAGAAGTCCATCAACAATTTCCTCACGTTCAAGGGCTGAGTTATTGAGAGCGGATCGGAAGTTCTGCAGCTTGATAAAGAGAGTTTCGTTCATTGTTTTGAAATTGGATAGAGTCGCGGAAAGTCGATAGCCGTGGTTGTTACTGTGCATTCGGTAGTTAGTACACCACTAACTGCACATAGCTTCTTAACTGCTACATCGTAATCTACAAATACAGCAGCTTTGTGAATGTCGTTTGTGTATTTTTCAACGTCGCAAAGGAAACCTTTGTCCGATTGAATGACATAAATTGATTTTTTCATCAGAAATCCGTTTCAAGGTCGTCGGTTGTTGCATCCGTTTCTTTGACTTCACTGATCAGTTGATCGATGTTGTCGGAGGCATCTTCAATAAGTTCTTTACGTTGAGCAATGAGTTTCTTAAGTTGTTTCGAACGTTGCTCATAGATGTCAACCTCAAGGTTTACATCGCGCATAAGCAAATTCAGTGCGTTGGAATTTTCTGCTGATTTAATCTTTTCGCACAAAGTCTTGTACGAAGTTGAAAGCGCAAGTGATTGCTTGAGCTTTTCCAATCCCTGTGAGGAATCGCGTGAAGAGCAGATCTCTGCTAACTCCTTACGAATTTCATCTTGCGTGGCGACAAGATCTGTTGAAGCTTCGTTACGAACGTTAAAGTCCTTTGCTTGTAGTCTGTTACCGATGTCCAAAAGATTTTCGGTGAGCCGAGTAAGAACTTCAAAACCAGGAACAGAGTTACTGATGAGCTGCAATCGCTCAGCAGTAATTTGCCAGGATCCACGCTTTTTAGGTGAACCTGTCTGCTGCTTACCGATCTTGCTAACGTGTCTGGCATCAAGATCATCAAGAAGTTGTGCGCCGAGATTTAGTGCGCGATCAGCTGCGTTTTGTTTGGCTGCTTGAAGAACTTGTTGTGTGTTGACGCTGTTCTCGTAAGCGATTAAAGCATCCACATCTTCTTCGATTGGCTTACTCACTTTCTCTAGAGTTACTGGCAGCGGACCAAGAACGCTTACGCGAATTGGTTTCTTGTACTCTTCCTTAGTTGGAAAGAACCTCATGTATGCTTCGAACGCCATTTTGTATTCCACATCGTCCACAAACAGAGGACGCAGAATGCTTTCGGTTGTCTTTTGCCAGCGGTCGAACTCGTCTTCCCAAACCTCCTTCATTCGGAGGTTTGCTTGTTCAGCTTCTTTACGGATCTCTTTAATCAGTTCGTTAGCGTCATAAAAATAACTGCTAGTGACAAAATGAGAATCGCCGTAATGAATGCAATAGCCGTCATAAAGTTCACGCTGACGGATGCGAAGTTGATCCAGTTCTTTCTTGAGAGCATTTGAAAGGTTGGGGCGAATGCTCACAGTGTTTGCTTCTTCAAGAGTGTCGATCACACTTTTAGGAAGCTTCAGATCATCGAATTTGATCTGAACACTCTGCCGAACATCAGCAGAGATGGAGCAGGAAAGAAGGTAGTGAGAAAGCATAGCAGTAAAAATCAAATGAAGTACAGGAGCGGTGTGTGACCGCATGAGAATCCTACACGATCTGTAGAATCTTATGCGGTTTATACTGTTTTGAAGATCTTATCTGTAACAGTCTTTACAATCAACGCTTAAGTCGCGTGAAGGCAAGCGAAACCTTATCGGTCAGTTCGTCGCAATCGCCACTGGCCACAAGCTGTTCAGCCGTATGCTTGAGCTGCATCTTTGCAACCTTCAGCTCTGCTTCCAGCTTTTCAACCCGAGCAGCGAGCTTCTCAAGTTTTGAATGAGGCGTGGGGATTCTGGTGATGCGAACGACGATGTTCGTATTGAACTGGTTGTACTTAAAACGGCTGTCGGAACCTTGAAAGCAACTGAGGTCCATACCCTCTGACTCTGCGAGTTTGAAATCACGCAGGAGGTTGTCTTTAGCTGCTTCAAACGTAACGCCAAAGGAAGCGTTCAGTTCGGTTTGAGCGGTGTCGCATTCATCGTAAGCCTCAGCAGCCGTGGCGCCGAGACTTACCAAGTCGGTTGTGCGGATCATGGTTTTGAAGTGGATGTGGTGTTGATGTACCCCAGATAGGGGTGAAAGCACCCCGTTAAGGGTCGGTGCCACCCATGGTCTGTATCGTACTGAAAACGGGTGCATCCGTCAACCCCTTAGCGCCTGGGATAGACAGTCACATAGTTATTTGGAACACATGGATTTGCTTCTAGAAACTCCATTTTCGCTTTTTCCAGCGATTCTGCTTGAACTCTGCTATCGAATCTCCATCCGATCTTGGGCTTTTTCACGAAAACGTCAAATTCGTGCTGAGTCTGGGTCTTTGAAGGGTGCATTAAAAAAGTGCAACGTTAAAAGTTTATCAGATGACACTAAACTCAGCATCATCGTTACACAGTTGTAACGATTACATTATTTGACATAACGCGATAGCTTGGCCGAAAATACAATACATAATTACTTTCCTCTAGTTTCTGCTTTTACTTAACGTAAATTTCGTTTTTCGTCGTCATTATGTATCTCAGTGAACAACAGTAAAAACCATACGTTGCTACAGTATCAATAGATACAAAGTTGCGATTATGAAAAAACCATTCCTTATTTCCTGGGCTTCACTCAAGCTCTCTATCATCAATTCTCAGAAAGCCAGTAAGGCAGCTCTGATTCGAGAGTTAAAAGAAAAGAAGGGAGCTATCGCTTAAACTTCTGTACTGTTCTTACGCATAATGTTCAGTGTGTGCTTAGGGTTAATTGGTTTGCGCACACAAATGTATTGATCTGGGACTGTACCTTTCAGGGTTTCTAGTCTGTGCGTCTTCTCTGGGCAGCTGTCTCTAACAAGGCTGTTCATTTGTGCTTGAATCAAGCAGAAAACAATCCACATAAAGAATGCCAAACTGAAGCCAATGAGGTGTCCTTTGTTGAAACCAAAAGCAGAAAGTTTGATCATGTTTAGAGTTCAGTAACGGACCAGCAAAGATCATTAAAGTCTGTAAGTTTTTCTAAAGACTCTCCGTAGAACACGATACCGTTAGCGTCCACACTACGTATTTCAAACTTATTGAACTTAAGGTTCACCAACATACGCTTTACTTCATCTACATCTTCCAGCATTATGTTGTAGGCTTCCTCCATGTCCCCACGATCTAACGCCTTGTCGATGTTGTCGAAATCAAAAAGTTGGTGAGCTTGAGAAAAAGATAATGTAAAGCCGCGCATCTCAGGCTTTATCTGAAGTTCATCAGAGTGATTCATAATCCTCCAGAGGATAAAAGTTAATCAGATGCTTAGGCAGCGAGTAACGTGTGAGCGCAAAAGCGTACGCAGCCCGCGTGGAATTAAAAGAGTTTCGTTCAATATGCGCGTTACTTTCTTCCACACAAAGTAAATACTTCTTAGGTTTTAGTTCGACGAGTTCAGCCGTCTTGATAAAAGTTGTAGGTTTCATCAGCAAGTGAAGGAGCAAAGATAATAGAGGATAAAGAATACCCAATGGTATTCTCTATTTGCGAACAGAGATCGTCAGGATCTTCAGCATCCCAATCTTCACTGCGCACGGCATCACAAATCTGTGAGTGCACAAGGGATACTTCTTGTTCTGTTAAATCAACAGGTTCGATGTCAAATGAGACTGAGACTACTTTGTACTTCATTAGTGTGTACTTCAGTTGTAACGTGCAGGTTCATCTGCAACAAACTCAGAATCATTCCATTCGACAATGTGACCCAACTCTTCAACTGTGCAGTTAGTCGTTGTCAGCAATTTGTAAGCTGCATTTGCTTCTGCTTCAGTTGGGCATGTGATGTAACCGGAATCGGTGACAGAAAAATAGATACGGAACTCAGCCATGGTGCAACATAAGATGGTTGGCGTTTAATCATACCTACGGTGCGGGGAACCGGGTAAAAGCTGAAACATACTTAAGTTTTGATTGCCTAACATGGTCGCCCAAGATACATGTACCAAAGTGAGAGTCAAGGCAGAGTGAATTGGTAGGCATTTATTCCTACCCATGATTGATCTACCTATTGACCTGACACATTGGTTTATGTACTGCTTCTTTGCGGGCGTACTTTATGGTATGTACGAATTTGAAACTTAAGTCGTTGTGTGTACAAGTTACTTAGGTACAAGTCGAAGATACTTAGGATTTATGTCGTCTCGTGTTATGAAACAACGCTTAGGATCTTTACCTTTTCGGAGTAATTGCTCCCGACGTTTGTATGCACTCTGAAAAGTAAAGGCGAAACAATCAAACCGATTGTCTACCCATACGGCATAACCCGAGCGGTCATTCATCAGTCACATAGTATAAGGTTTGTTGGATACAGGATCATCCTATTTAGAGCAACATAAAATGTTTTACGATGTCTTCGCCACATAGTAAAGTCGCCCTTCTGTGTAGCTTCCGTCATCCTTTCTCTGGCACATCTAGCAATGTTGAACCACTCAAGGTTGCCTAGAAAATTGAGCGGTTCATACTCGATTAGCGTGTCGCCAGATCTATAAAGAGTTTTCATTGGCGTGCTTGCTGCGAATCGCGAAACTCAATGTAGTCAGCGTGGGAGAAGATTTCAAGCCACGCATTAGGGTGTTTGTCGCAGTAAGAATCGTAAGCTAAATCGGCTTCTGTGTAGGTATCAAAGGATTCTAAAGATTCCAAATCGCCTGTCTTGAAGTGCACGATGTGATAAGTCATGATTAATAATAAAAGCGACGTGTTTCATGATCATCGGTCCATGCTGGATTAACAGCGCGAGCACCTGTCTCATCATTCAGACAAGGGCGAATATCGTCGATGTACACATAGCCGAAACCTTTATAGTTTCCAGTTTTGTGTAGAACATGATCGAGCGCATTTGCCAGGCCACGCCTATGTTCCGGGGTCAGATGGTCAGACTTTAGGCGTTCATTTACCCAGTCTCTAAGATCGTCGACGTTGAAAGTTTTACGTTTGGCCATGATGTTGTGTTAGGTAAATGTAGGTTTCTTCTCCTGCATGGGAGAATCGGGGTGCTCTTTAATGATCCATCCTGTGTAGTTTGGTGCACGCCTATCTACAATGATGTATTTAAGACGTTCTAAAGCATCTAGAGCTTTGAAGTAAGTTTCGCGGCGGCTGTTACATACATCAACGTGAGGAGCAAAACACGGAGCGTGTGGGTTCTTTCGCTTGTGATGGTAGAAATATTGAAGGATGCTCCGTTGATGCTTTGAAAGACCGACTTTAGGTTGTTTCGTTGCAGCTGATTCGGTTGTTTGATTGGTCATAAAGTTTCCGCAATTTGCAGATGTGTTGATCAGTAAGCCATCGGTTTGAGGGCTTCTACAATCTCCTCATTTGTGTAGTGTTGATGAGGACTTTTTACTGCAGGATCTTTATCTTCTTCTAGTTTGCGTGCACACAATTCGTGTACATATTGGTATCCCTGCAGCCCCTCATACATAAGTATGTGAATCATCCTTTCTGGTGTTCTGTACTCATTCTCTGCGAGTTGTTCGAGACAATGTGCAGCTCTTGCTGACAAAGTTACCGTGAACGTTTTATGTTTCACAACAGGGTTAAGTTTATTTAGAAAAAATGTTTCAAAGTTAATGGAGTTAATGCACCATCCGTAGATACTTGTAATTTTCTCAACTAAATCTTCTTCGTCTTCAGCTTCCCATACACCGTCTTTAACTTCATCCAAGAGGTTAATTTGATCCTCCAAACTGAGAGCTTCTTCGTCGTTGTCGTCTGTGAAATCGAACTCGATTTGTGTGATTTTGAATAGCATGATGTTAGTGCAAGTTGGTGTTGTTGAAGTGAAATAATGCGGCGGCCCGGACTGAGCGAAGCGAGGGAGGATTGATGATAGTGAAGTTACCTTTCCCCCCTATAAAACACCTGCCGCGATCCTTTACGTACCTCCCAATCTTTCTCACCTTCAGCACACGCGAACCACTTATGGTTCTTCTGATAAATACCAGCGCCACAGAACTCGCGCAGGATTGCATTTAGTCGGGACTTTGTTGTAGGTGTTTGGTATCCACAGTCGGATACATCTACGTCTGTCGGTGTGATGATTGCGATTGTTGAGCCGTGGAGAATAACAGACACGCGGTCAATGATGTGATTAGAGTGTACAAACTGCGTGCAGATAACACGCGTGTTGTTACACTTCCAATCCTTACGTTCATGGATTGCGGCAATCATCTTGCGTTCAATGAGTCTCATGATGTTAATGTGTGAGTGTGTTTGTGTTAGTTAAAGTGTTCAGTTTTCAGGCCATTCGTAACCGTCAGGTACTTCCCAAAGGTCGCCGTCTTGATGTAGGCGCCACGTGATACCATCGCTGACAATGTGTGCGTCATCGAGAATAGATTCCCACGCGTACCAATACCATTCATGATCTGGGCCAGCTTGGCAAATCTGTACATCTTTGAAGTCAACGCCTACACATTTAGCCCAGTGTTCATCAGCATCGCTGCAATACATCTGGGGAATGTAAATGCCGTGGGAGTCAGATAGAACGAGGTTAGGTTCATTCATGATGATGTTTGGATGTTAAGGTTGCAAAAGCCAATCGCATTTGTTCACTACTTCTTCACAAGAAGAACAAACTAATGCGCTCCAACTAAAGTGAAACACTCTAGTTATAGCATCACACTTAGGACAATAAATAAACTTACCATCCTTTGATGCTCGCGTTGTCTTAGTTACATGTGTCATGTTGATGTTAGAAAGGGTTACTCCATGTGTATGCTTGATGGTCACTAACTAAACCATCTTTGTTAAGACCATCAACGAAGTCATTAAATGCTGTTCGCTTGGCAACAGCATCACCGCGAAGATTGCGATTGAAACTGATACTCTCGCGCCATGTTTCAAGGAACATAGATACTGTTTCCTTCTTAGAAAGTTTGCGTCGCATGATTAGATGTTGGGGTTACAAGTGTTGGGGATAATTTGAACTGAGGTTATGTTGCCTGAGATAGACAACAAGGCATCATCAATCTCCTTGATGACTGTTTCATTGGCGGCAAACATCTGGGGATACTTGTTACTCATGCGCAGAAGTTCTGCCCGATAGTCAACAAGTGCTGTCCAGATAGTTGTTGCGCTAAGTGTGTTATTCATGGTTCAGGTTTAATTAGTTTGAAATCCTGCACGTCGTAGTAAGCTCGCGTGTCGTCGTGCATCCGACGCAGAAATTTAAGCTCATTATCTGCGCCTTTGAATGACTTGTAGAACTTATGATTCCACCTGCCGCGAGCTTTAATCGCCACACAATGTGTTGCGTCTTTAGTAACAACACGCCCCGTGGCCAATGTGAATGTGTTCATTGGATTCCTCCGTTGTTGATGAAGTCTTTACAATCGCAGACGGTATTGAACCGCGCTACATCGTCACCGAGAATGTAAACAACATCGTCGGCAACTTGTAGTGGTTCATACTTGCGAACCTTGTAGATCTTGTTAACAAATGTTGAGTCTGTAGGTTCGTTGATTTCAGCGACAAGTTCACCATCAAGATGCACAAGTTCTCTGTACCAACTAACAGTGTTTGGATAATGTGCGCGAGTGAATGTGTAATTCATGAGGATGTTGTTAGTTAGTCAGGACAAGTAGCGACCCATAATGACATCGCCGTCATCACAGAGTTTAATTAACACTCCACTAAAGAATGAGTCTGAGCTGTAACCGTGCCAACCTAATTGCGCTAGGTCACCAGTCGAATCCTGTTCGATTCGCATGAAGTCAGACATAGCGTAGACATAACCTTTGTAGCTTATAAAGTATTCATTTTCGAAGTCTTCATCAGACAAGTAGTCGAACTGTTTGCGAATCTGTGCAGCTTGTTTGTCACCGACAAACAGTTCAAGTGTCAGCCCTGACATAGGTTGCCTAGGCTGATTGTTAGTCTTGATTGTTAATTGCGTGGCAGTCATGAGTGTTCACCTGTTAATGCAATGTGAATGTGAGAGGGAATGAATCCCTCAGTCTGACAAGAAGTCAGAGGGAGAGAATCACTGTGATCAAAAATGATCCTAACAGGATCAAACTGTGATCGGACAAGTTAATCATCTAGGTGTTACATGCTCCCCCTGTAAAGTTAACTACCGGGAGACAAGTAAAACATAAAAGTTAGCACCTAGTTAGTTACAGATCACAGAATGAATCTCATCTAGAACTGTATGATTCGCCATCGAATGTGTAACGACATCGTGAGAATCATACAAAGACAAGAATCAGGACACACAACGAAGGTGCATCCTGACAAGTTATCTGTGAACTGTAACTAACTGAATGCACAACTTAGGTATTCAGTTATCACTTGGCGAGAGTGATTGATGTTTAACGCCAATAGTTACATTGTGTGCGCCGTCGTAGTGGCACACACTACTAGTCTGGAGAGAATGGAAGTCGGCGTTTATCCAACCTTGCGGCGCCCTACTTGTGTTCGGGAACGTTGCGCTTCCACTCTGGAGTCTTTATGTACCTGAACCGCAGTTCATTTCGGCGCCTTACGGCATGACCCTACTTCCCTTGCGGTCTTGGATTGTCTAGGTGCCTGACCGTGTTCCGATCAGTGAGCACAGCATGGCCCATCGGAGCGGCAAGGGTCAAGGGGGTTGGGACACTTAACCGATTGTCCATAGTACACAGTAGTACACGGGCTGTGATCGGGGTAAAATGAAACACACATACGCGCACGCACGCGCACACACGCGAGCACATACGCGCACACGCATACGCACGCGCACGCACATACGCGCACGCGAGGTTAGTTATACTTAGCGACCCGCAATGTGTAAACAAATCTGCCCGCAATTTGCCCTTTTTTTTATATATAGACTTTCGACGACGGGGGCGGCGAGAACAATAAATTAATTTTGCTGGCAAACTAGGTAAAAAATTTTTCGGGTAGCGCTATAGGAGCACAAACTTTCGGCGCTCACTTGGTAGACTTAGTTCAGACCGTCGCGCAGCACCGTGGACCCCCTCACTTTTTTACGCAAATACATCGGTGCACTGGTTAATCCCGGCGGATTTGTGCAAGAGGCGCAGAGTGTAGCCGATAAGCTACAAGAACGTAATCGAGCAACCGAAGAAGCCATTAAGAAAATGCGCCAAATTTCTGGCGGTTATTGAGTTTTTAAATAAATTCAAATTATTAATCATGTGAATACTGCACGTGAACATCTTTTTAACAGCCGACACTCATTTCTCTCACGCTAAAGTCTGCACCTTTACAACACCGGACGGGTCTTTTCTTCGCCCGTGGCGTGATGTTGATGAAATGGACGAGGCTTTAGTCGAAAATTGGAACCAAGTTGTTAAACCTAACGACAAGGTTTACCACTTAGGTGACGTTGCTATTCAACGAAAAGGCTTGCAGGTACTTGATCGCCTTAACGGTGACAAGATTTTGATTAAAGGTAATCACGATACCTTTAAGATCGCAGACTATTACCCTAGGTTTCGCGACATTAGAGCGTATTGGGTAATGGATAACTACTCTTTTTCGCACATACCTGTGCACCCAGACGCTTTAATGCGATTTAAGGGCAACGTTCACGGACACCTGCACGCGGGTCGGGTCCTTTGTGAAGGCAAAATCGACCCGCGATACCTTTGTGTCTGTGTCGAACAGACAAATTACGCTCCGACCGCGTGGGAAGATGTGAAATTAAGCTTTCAGCGTCTCTAGTTTGAAATAAATCTCGGGCGGAAAGTATTCAAAGAACTTTAAAGTCGCCGGACAGAGCCAACCGCGTCCATTTTCGCTGTTTTTGGCGTCCTGGTTAAGCACAGACATGCTGTACCACGCGCCTCCATGCTCAGTTTCTTTAAAAGAGAGACAACCTTGGTAGGCCGGGAATACTTTTTCGGAGAAAATTACCTTGTAGGTGCCGTTTAGTTCACCTAAAGACAACAAATCAATAACTTCGTCAATGAATTCAGGGATGCCGAGTACAAAAGGTTCGTGCACCAAGCCTCGTTTGTCGTCTGTGAAGCACCACGTGCCCGCGTGGCGGTAAATTTCAATGATGTACATAGCGTTTTGCATGTGATGTTGGTATTGCGTGCTTAGTATAGCACTAGGTGCGCGGGCCTGCGGGTTTTTATTTCTTGTAAGGAAGAGGCTAATATGGTATATGGGTTAATTTACGGTCGTGCCGGTTCCTGATTTTTATTCGCCCGAATTAATTCGTAAGGTAGCGGATGCTGTAGAGGAAGAAGATTATACATATCCTTATTTTTCTTCTGATGCTAGACGCGCTTTATTCAATCGAGCTAGAGATGCAGGTGAACTTGATGATCTTGCTGCAGAACAAATAGCTGAGCAGGAACGTATTGATGTTGAAGATGTAGATCCAGATCAAGCTCGTAATTTTTTTACAGTAGAAGATTTTCGTGACGAAATACCTTTTAATGATCTTGACGTTGATCCCGATAATGAAAGGTACGATGCTTATCGCTTAGCTGGTCAAGATCCAAAAGCGAGACAGTTTTTTATTAACTACTTACAAAATAACCCTGATACTTCTCCTGAACTCTCAGATCGCGTTTATGAAGATGTCATAACTGGACGATTAGATAGACGTGATTTAGGTTCTTTACGTGAATCATTTAGATCTGATGTTTTAAACGATGATTCTCCGGGGTTTTCTGAATGGGAAGCAGCAAATTTTGTCGAAAGAGAAGGAACCCGTGGACGTAGTGAAGGATTAGATCGTGATATTTACGAAGGTTTTACTGCAGCAGAGGAAGATTTAGATCGTTTACGTCTTATTGCTGATTTGCCTTCTAATTTAGAAACGGAACGTAATACTATAAGAGATACTATTGATCGTCGTTTTAATGAAATTTCACGTGAAAGTGATCCTTTATTTACTCCACAGTTATATGATCGGTTAGATGAGATAAGTTCTCGTGTACCATCAGAAACGGTTCCGGCTACTCTTCAGGATGCGTTAGATCAACGTAATATTCTTAATCAGATTCAAAGAGATCTATCTACTTTTAACACTACATCACCTTATGCTCGCAGAATTAATTCTGGTCAAGATTATGCTTCTGATGTACTTCCATCTGTTCGTAGAGTAATTGGTGAAGATGCAGCTATTAACGCTGCTAGGCGGGTTTATCAAGAATCTAGAACTCGACAAAATACCCCTATTAGTGATGCAGATGCTGATCCTTTATTGTTTGCTCAGAGGTTAGCTGAGCGTGCAAACAGAGCAGCAGCGAGAATGCGTCCAGGTGAACAACGTGAATTGATTGAAAGAGCATTAGAGAATATACAACAAACTCCACTGAGAGAGGTCCAACTTGATGAGCCGTTTGATATGCCCACAAGAAGTAGACAAAGAATTATTCCGGGACTTCAAGAAGATCTTTCTAGAGTTTTTAACGACGCTCGTCTTGAACGCGGAAGTGAAAGTTTAGAAAACTTTAAACAAGTTCTACAGGAATTTCCTGAACTTAAAGATCTTGTTTATGGAGTTGAAAACCAAAATCCACGGCAAAGGGTTAAACAGGAACTGTTTAAGCCCTACATGCAATACGTAGATACTGAACAAACTATATCCACTCCTGCTGATCGTGCAGCTTTATACAATAAAATATTGTCGAGTTATGGTGACCCTGAATTAAAAAAAATAACTCTTGACCTTTTAGCTCCAATTGAAACTTTATATAGTTCCGGAGATCCTAAATTTCAAGCGCAAGCTAGAGCATTAATTCGCGAACAAGGATTTGAAAACGAATTACGGGCAATTGAACAAAGTGCTTTTCGTCCGCAACGACCCATCGTGGGCGGCGGTGGGTATGTAAATGTTTATGATCCCTCTAGATCGAATCCTGAGTATGCAGAAGAAGTGAGAAATCTCACTGATCGAATTAATACGCGAGCGCGAAAGTTTAATTCTGCTTATAAACAAGTTTTAGAAATTCTTGGTCCGAATTTATTGGAACAACAATTCCCTGGATTAGCGCGGTCTTCGACTAATTTACCGACAAACGCAGCTTTTAGTTTTAATCCAGATACTAAAGAGGTTATGCCTGCTGCAATTGGAGACCCTGACGCTTATGAGGTTAAAGTTTCCCCTGCTAATCCTCAAGGATTTTTAGTTAAAAGAATAAACGATATTTTAAGTGGTTCTACGGACGAGATTTCATTAAACACTTTAAGGTTTTTAGCTGATAATCCTGTAACAGGAAAAGCTGATATTAGTTTTGATACTCGCAAACCTAATGAGGGTTGGGCAGGTTATATAGCTTCAACAGATTTACCTAAGGAAGTTACAGATAAGTTTGAACAGTTTATTCGCAATCGTGCTATGGCTGAGACACGTCCAGGAACTCTAGTGTATAACTCTCCTATGCCTTCAGATGATCTTTTAAGAGAACGACTTAAAGAAGGAGAGACCGCTGACACAAGCAGCACTGTTCGTAAACTTATACCTTTTAAAACTAAAAATCAAAACCTTCCGAATTTACGCGGAGCTGCATATATGTCTGCCGGTTTTGGTCCTGTAGATAGCGCAAGAACGCAATATGCTTATGTGGATCTACAAGGAAACGTAATACCGCTTCAACCAAAAAGAGCCGAACCGGCTTTGAGGGGAACGGTTACACGGGCAGGTGAACAGTTTAGGGTTGATCAAGACGTTTTACCCCTTAGTGGCGCACCAAGATATTTTTCTACAGATCCGGTCGCAAGTACCGGTCCTGGCGCATTAGCACTTGGACGTGCGTTACGCCGCACTCCTTCTGCTCTTCTTCCTGGTGCAGCAGATTTAATTCCTTCACCCGAAGCAATTCAAACTGGTTACGCTAGAGGACCTGTGGCCATGGGTAGACAAATGGGACAAGAATTTATACAGAGTTTACCAATGGCAGCGGGAACCGCTGGTTTCTTAGCCACTCCTCTTGCAGCACCATTTGCTCCTGGAGTCGGTGCGGGTTTTGTTGGTACTGCTGGTGCACGTGCTTTAAATGAAGTTGTTCGTCAAGAGACAGGTGAAGGTATTGTTCCAAAATTCCGTCAGTTTATTGGAACGGCTCCTCGCACAGGTGCAACAGCACAACCTCGCACAGGTGAAAAACCCCTTACTGCGACACTCAAACCGTTAACGTCAGCTCAACGGTCAGAACTAACGCGTCAGGACAATCGAAACGAAATTCAAAAACGTATCGATTTAGTTAAAGAGCGGTTTAACCCCCGCCGTGGCGAATTCGGTTTATCCGAACTTTTACTCGGACGTTAAGCAACAAGCTCGTTTTCGGTGCTACAGTTCTCTCGATAGAGGTCCGGTCCCTGCCGGGAGCCCCCACCCCGCTCACACCGGATCCATCTATCCCCTATTTTGTGTGCTGTAGCGCATATACAGCACGTTATGCGGTTGCGTTATTAAAAAACTTGCTTTACAGTAGGCTCCCAGAGCTTTTCTGGGTGTCTTACATAGTTCTATATGATTATCGACAACGAAATTCTTTCTGAAGTCAATGATTGGATTCGCAATCGGGCTACAAAAAAGCAAATTATCTTGAAATTAGACTCTAGGGGATACTCTGAGTCAGAAATTTTAAATATTTTAGAGCTTTTGCAGGCAGAAAAATCACCTTTTCAGGCTGATTTCGCTGTGGTGGCTAACCGAAGTCTTCATAACAACTTTGTTAAGGTCTCAAACGACGAAACTCAACTCTATATTTATAAAGATTTTCTTTCTCCTGACTTCTGCTCTTACCTCTGTGACCGTATTCGTTCCCGCGCTGATGACTCGTCCCCGGTTTCGGAGGACTGTTTCAAATCTGATCAAAATTTTTACGTCAAGTTCACAAAAGATCTGGCAGAACTAGATAAAAACATCACAGATCTGTTTGAGGTCTTCGCTAAATTGCCGCGTCGGTCGGCAGAGACTATGTACGGACAATGTACGTACATCGGTGACGGCTCTACTCCTCGATTTTCTTTCTTTGACTCAGCCGAGTTGCTTAGACAAGGTTCGCTCGAAGAAGGAGGTCAGCGCACGTGGAGTATCCACGCGTTTTTAAATGAAGATGTTATCGGAGGTGATTTATTTTTCCCTGAGTTGAAAGTTGAGATTCAACCAAAGACTGGTTTAGTTGTTCTTTGGAACAATCTCACAATCGAAGGTAAACCAAATAAAAAGACGCTTCACGGGGAAGCGCCTGTGCAACAAGGTACAAAGTTTTCTTTAAGTAAGCACTATAGGCTTTACTTTACGCCTTAACCAACCACAACTGCCACCCTGTGAAAAATGCGCTCTCTATTCCTCCGAATGCGCTTAGCGCTCCGTCAACACCTTTTTTTACCTCTTCGTTACCATAATCATCCAGGATTAAAGCGCCACCTGATTTTAATAGTGGATAATACAGAGACAAGTCGCGTACCACGGCGTTCGAAGTGTGTTCGCCGTCTACATACAAAATATCTACGCCCGCTTTAAGCTCCTGAGCTAGAGCAGGAAATAGATCCCAGGAACATCCTTTACGGATGTCCACTTTGCCTGCGTTGTTTGATTTAGCTACGTTTGAACGAGCGATCGTTTCAATGTGATCCAGCGTGGGGAAACTGGCGCGGTTTTGTTTGTATTCGTCGTTTCCTGTAAATGGATCGACTGAGTACAGTCTGCTGTTTGGGTGACTCAAAAAGTTGTCGGACCACCAGCAGGTTGATGCGCCCTCGTAAACGCCAATCTCCAGAATGGTGCGCTGTTTTGCCGGGTTGAAGACCAGTTTTTTCGCCCGTGGTTCTTCTGTAATTACTTTGTAGCCATTTAAAAGCTGATGATACCATTCGTGTGTAATCTGGTATTTTTTATCTAATTCAAAAAGCATGATGGGATTTCAGGACAAATTTAGGTTACCAGCTTTTTTCCTGTTTAGTTCTAGTGTAGGATTGCTGGTGAGCACACTACCGCTCTAAACCGATGCGTAAACCGAACTCCAACTTCAGATTCAGCGCCAACACAGTTCACCTCGCCACCACGGCTTTAGCTTGGAAAGCTCCTGAGATCCTCCGGATCCTTGTCGGTACAGCAATAGGCGGCAGCGTGGGTCTTCTCGGACTTGTTCTTGCTGTACCTCTTTTGGCAGAGTCTCCGGCCTTTAGTGAAAAAACCCGCAAAGCTCAGGAGTTTTACGACGTCTGCTACGCAAAAATACAGATCGAGCACCCAGGAGCCAGCGGTATCAGGAGGTACTGCCAAAGTCAAGCTACGCTTTACAAGCAGTCGTTGTGAGACTCACACAGGTGCTTGCAAGCTTTTGACAGGCATGGTTTACTACCAGAGGTTCCACGCACCTCATGCCGGGTCAAAAGACTTCTTTCATCTGCCCTTCTTGCGACACTGAGTTTTTTTTAAAGGGACGAAAGCTCCGGCTTTGGCTAATTAAGAAAAACCGCAATCCAACCATCCGTGGCCCCTATTGCAACTATCGTTGCTCAGGCAAAGCAAACGTCCAGTTTGCTATTGCTACTCGCCGGGAACAGTTCCTTCGGCGTGTCGAAAGCGCGTCTAGCAATCTGGTGACTGCTTCCGACTCATAATCGGACGAAGGTGAGTTCGATCCTCACGACGCGCACATCGCCTCTGTGATGGAATGGAAGACATAGCGCACTTAAAATGCGCCGCCCTAAAAAGCTTGCGGGTTCGAATCCCGCCGGAGGCATACTTAGTTACTCAGTCACATGTTTAAACCTGAACTCTCCCTGGAACAACGTCTAAAAGATGCGTACAAGTGCTGCACATCGTGTGGTGAGAAGTACGGGACGTACAGCGTCGGATGTTCTTCTGTATACAAAGATGTGTGTGATGTGTGCGGGAGGGAGGACATTCCCGTGACAGAGACCCGCGATTGGGGCTACCTTCTCAAGGGCAGACGAAAGCTGAATCTTCAAGAGGACGCTGGAGGCACTCTGTCAAACATTATTTATGAATACCCATTGGCTACAGCCAACAATGAACAAAACATCGATTAAAGCAGCGTTTTTAGATTGGTGGGAGGATACTTATCCTCATTTATCAGCACCGTCTGACGACTTGATCACAACCCACGTGGAGTTTTCCGCGTATTTGTTAGACCTACTTGAACTTCTTTCTCCAATTTTGAATCATGAACAGCGATGACTTTTATCGAGAAGTAAAAAAGCACATGGTTAGTTGGTTACTTGCATATAAAGACAGTACCTCCGTGCTTTGGGCTATTACTGATGTCATTAAACAGTATGAGCAAACTCGCGATTCTCGGGTAATTCTTGAGAATATAAAAACTTTAGACGAAGATCCTCACAATCTGTAAATTTAAATAGTTGAAAATGAGCCCCGTTATCAACGAACGAGTAAAAACCTCGTGCCCTAATTGCCTTGAGCAACGTAGTTCAGTCCTTGAGATCCGCAGATCTAAGATTGGTCTTAGAAGAAGAATGCAGTGCGGTCATTGTGGACACCGGTTTAGCACGTTTGAACTGACGGAGAAAATGTATAAGGAGCTTGTTGAAGCGTTTGAGTTTAAAAAGAAAGTTATTAAAGTCATCGGCCCTTTTATTAACGAAAAAGTAGAGTCTGATGTACGTTCCGAGTTTGATATTAAATGTTTTACCTGTTTACACTATCGTAATAATATTTGTGATTATGAGTTTCCCGAAGCGGGAACAGAGGAGTCAGAACACTGCAACTGGTTTGATCCACATGAAACCTAAATTTGACGTTGTATTTTCTGATTGTTTGGAAAAAGGAATCCGCCGTGGATATAAAAGAGCTCACAAATATGTAGAAAATCCAACTGAAGAGTCTTTTTTGGATCATATAGAGACCGCCATAATGGAAGAACTGCACGAATATTTTGAGTTTCCCGGAGCCGCTGAATGAACGATACAAAGTGGGATTACAGATTTTTAAAATTGGCTGAGTGCATCAGCTCATGGAGTAAAGATCCGTCAAGTCAGATTGGTGCAATCGCGGTACGGGATCGCAGAATCCTTGCGACCGGCTACAACGGGTTCCCTCATCGCATCGGAGACCTTCCAGGTCGGCTCAACAACCGCGAAGAGAAGCTCCTGCGCACCGTACACGCTGAGGCGAACATAGTTGCCCACGCTGCCAAAGACGGTATCAGTTTGCGCGGCGCATGTATTTATGTTTGGAAGTTCATGCCTTGTGCGAACTGCTGCACGCTGCTTATTCAGTCAGGCATACGCCGCGTGGTAGCACCTAATCACCCGATTCCGGATCGCTGGCACACGAGCTTTTCGCTCTCGCAAGAAATGCTTAGGGAAGCTGAGGTTGATTTTGTGCTGTTAGATTACCCTACTGATTAAACTCAGCGAAGTACATGTTTTCGAACGGGCGGATTTCGGAGATCGAGTAATTTATAGTTTGCAAATATTTAAATAATTCAGTTCGGCGCTCGGGGAACTCGGGCGTGTTGTTGGACTCGAAGATGATGGGTGGTTTGTCGCGTTTGATTGTCCAGTCGGCGCCTTTGAGGGCCTTCAACTCGTTGCCTTCGATGTCGAGTTTGATCAGTCCGACGTTGGTGGGCATTAGGCTATCGATTGACTTAGTGCGTACGATCTCCGTTTTTAAGACCTTTTCGTTTGTTTCACAGATTGTTGAACCACCGCCATCTTCTGAAACGATTGATAGGGTTACTTCATCGTTTGCTTCTTGGTGCGACGTGATCGCAACGTTTTGCGGGTGGATGTTGTACTTTTCGTTGGCGAAGATGTTGCCGCACAGTTGGTAGTACGTTCGGCGCTGTGCTTCTATAGCTTCTACATATTTAAATCCGTCAGCCAGCATTATCGAGTATGAGCCCATGTGGGCACCACAGTCGATGAAGGTTTTGCTTTTATCACAGAATCGACGTGCCCATTCGATAATTGCGCGTTCAGGGATCCCGATGTGGAACATCTGAGCCCGGCCCGATGGGTCATCGTGCATTAAGAATGCTGGGCCTTCGGTGGGAATTGCTTCGTTTTTCTCCGGCAACCAATAATAAGTAGCCATTTTCGAGACTTAAGTGTTACTATGGTAGCAGCATTTGAGCGGTATGAGCATACCTGTTATTGGTACAGCATGTGTTAACGCTCCTCATTGGGTATACAGGTTACTGTATAGCATAGATTATCCTGTAGATACTTTTGTTGTATTCGATAATAATGGGCGCGATCAGATAACTGAAGAGCTGGATCTGCTGACCAAGGTCCCCCACAAGTATGTGAAGAAGGTGGTCGTGTGTCACATGCCTTCTAACATCGGGTGTAGCGGATACTGGAACTTAATTATTAAGTGCTACATGATGTGTCCGTATTGGGTCATCGTGAATCATGACATCATGTTTACCCCTGGGTTTCTGGAGCGCATGGTGGCGCACGCGCAAGATTCAGAAATCGGTATAGTTCACGGAGAAAACGGAAGCTGGGATGTCTTCTTGATGAAGGACTGGGTTGTACAAGATTTTGGACTATTCGATGAGAACTTGTATCCGGCGTACTGCGAGGACATGGACTACGGTATGCGGTTTAAGCATAAGGATCTGAAGCGTTGCCTATCCGTGGGCCTGCCGTATTACCACGGTGAAACAAGCGGGGATTACGCGGACGGGAGTCAGACTTGGCGTTCGGAACCGGAGTTGGCTCACAAGATCCACATCGCTCATGAATTGAATAAGACGTATTTACATGCCAAGTGGAGTCCAGCGTGGCAGGCTCATGTAGAAGGGGAAGTGTACGAATATCCTTTTAATAACGCAGAGATTCCTCTAGATTTCACCACGTATAATTTGCAATTTGTTCGGCAGAAAAATTTAGGTTTTTAACCTTAAAATATATAAAGTTAGCAGCATAGTAATACGATGCCTTACTATTCGTCTTATACATCTTGCGGGCGGTTAATTAATAATCTGAAGTCTTTGTTAGATTCTAAAAATCTTACATCTTTCAAACTAAGTAAAATTTCGGAGCTTTCTCCAACAACAACTAGGAAAATTTATCAAGATGAAAAATACATTCCTTCACCGGATGTTTTAGAGAAGATCTGTATCGTTTTAAATGTGCAGCCTGGCGATATTCTGAGTATTACGCCTACAATAGAATCAGTAATGGTGGTGTGTTCGGGTGTTTAGTTCAAGCGATTATGAGCTCGCATCTCGCTTAACTGGGTTACCTGTTCCCAGGACTCCAGCTGAGCAAGCCGCTGCCGCCCCTCTGGTTTCGCAGATTCTGCGTAGCTATTACCGTATGCCTGCACCTCAGCCTGGGTTTGAGGGGGAAGGTATTAATACGTCAGCTACTCGCTCGTTAAATGCTTATCCGATGGTTAATCAGCCTGAGGCTAAGGTTCAGCTTGAGCGGCGCTTGCAGGCTGGTGTAACAAATGATATTTCGGAAGAAGAAACAGCCGAGCTCCTTCAGATTATTATGGAGGATCCGGAGCTCATCGCTGCGTTTCTTGAATTTTTAAAGAATGAAAATCAGATGGCGGATGACGGGGCCGAGTACCTCAGTCGTCAGCGACCCGCTGAATATGATCTCCCGAATTACGGTGGGCAGTATTCGTTATTAAACGCCCCTTCAAATAGTTCTCTCCCGCCTTCGGTTGAGTATCAAGAATTAGGTTGATCATGAATCGATTAGCCCAGCTGCAGGAAAACGACGTAAGAAAGACGGCTCCTCCGTTGGATCCTGTGTCTTTTTTAGACATGTACGTCGCTTCTACTTTTCCTCAAACTGCTGCGCTTCCTTCTCAGGAACAGAAGGACCTTGGAGTTTATCCACAAGGTTCTTCAAAGGATGTACAATTTAAGAAGGTTAGGACTGGAACCGGATTCGATAATCCGGCCTCGTATTAATGGCTTTACCTGCTTTACCTGCTGCTGCTGCCTCTGGTGGGTTTAGCCGACTCGCAGGTCAAGTCGGGTTAGAGCTTGCTGCTGAGATTCTCGCTAACAAGGTTCCTGGCGCTTTCGGAGCTGTTTCGCAAGTCACAGGTCCTAAGTCTGCAGGTTTTGCTCCCGCAGGAAAGTATTTCTTAGGTCCTGAATCTGCTGCAGCTTATGAAGAACTCCTCGGCGAGCAGATTCCTAAGCGTGAGCTGTTTAATTACATTTCACGTTTACTAGGCCGTGGCGATATTTTTGATGAGCTTCCTACCACTGAAGAGTTTATTAATAAAGCTCTTGAGCGTCAGCTCATTCAAGCTCAAGATTTAACTCGTCGTGAGATTGAAAAAATTCGTGCTGAGAAAGAGTTTGATTATTTAGCTCGGTCATTAGAAGCACAAGCTGGAGTTAAGCGACAAGAACTTGCCTCGTTGGGCGACATTCAACGGCAGCGGGTTGAGTCAAGTTTTGATGCCGCTAAAAATATGATTAATCAGGCTATACAAAGTGTTTATGCTAAAGAAAACCTTGCAGCTAGCCCTGTTCTTCAGCAGCTGGCTACAGCTGTATAGGAGGTTATTATGAATCCTTTTGATTTTTTAAACAACGCTCTATACGGAACGCCGTTTGGACCAGCTTACGATGTTATAGATAAAACCGTGTTTGGGGGTGCTCTCCCTGGGGGGCTTGAAAAACGTAAATTTGGCCAACCCGTGGTAATGCCGGATGGTGATATTAAATACACCACGCCTGGTTATGGTCTTCAATATCCCGAAACATATAAAAAGGTGACGGGGGAGTATCCAAAGGGGTTCGAGCCCGCTCCTAAAGAAGAGAAAAAGCCTGCATCTACCGGCGGTCAAGGGTATGGTTACAATCCAAATTCGTATACTCCTCCTGCTGCTCCGACTCTTCCGGGAGAGCCCGCTAAAAAAACTATCGAGCAACAACCTCTTACGGAATTTCAACAGCTCAGAGAGGATTTAAAAAAACTTTTAGATCCTGAAACGCTGGAGCGTATAAGTAATATTCAAGAAAATGCCGCTAACAGACGTAGTTTTCTTACTAGCGCTTTAGCTAGAGAACAATCTAAGGAATTAACCGCTCGCAAAATTGAAGAAGCGACTATTAACGCGTGGAGAGACAGACAAGTTGCGTTGATCAACGCTAACGCGACTCAAGCTGCAGCATTGGCTTCGGCTGTTTGGGCGTCTTCACAAATGAATCCTTTGATTGTAACTGAGGCTTTTAAAGCTGCTCTTAAACCGATTACTTTAACTGGGAAAGCGTAATCATGGCACTTCCTTTTTTAGCTAGCGCTTTTTCCGGAGCTAATATCGGCAATACTCTTGGCGGACTTGGTAGTTTTGTCGGAGGTGTCGGAAGTATTTTTGGAGGAGGCGGCGGCGGGCAACTCCAAACTCAAGACTTCGCATCCTTATACGCTAATGCGCTGGCTCCGGGAACAACTCGTCTGAATATTGCTGGCCAGGAGCTAGGGGCTTTAATGGCTCCTTATATTTCTAGTTTGCAAGGTCAGCTTCAGTTTGGAGCACAGACTTCATACGATCAATTTCAGCAAGCCTCTAATCGTGACACAACACAAGGTGCGCTTCAGGCTGGAATTGCTTCTCAGTACGCTAGTAACGTTCTGGATCTTCAGTCAAAAACAGGCTCAGCAAAGCTAGCTACTGAGCTTCTTGGTCCAGAGACTGCGGCGAGTCTGGCGAAGACCTACGCCTCAACCGTGGGAGATTTACAAAAGACTGCACTTGCGGGTCAGATGAATCTTCTTGATCCGGGAGTTAAAGCGCAGGCGGGCGCCATGCTAGACGCTGCACAAACTCGTAATAAAATTGTGGCCGATATTTCGCGTACTAATCAAGATATTGCAAAAACGCAAGAAAATACCCGTAGTCAACTTGCTGTTCAGCAAGGAGGCTACGCAGGGCAGTTAGCTCTGAAACGGTACGGAGCCGGTATGGCTCTTGCCGGTCAGCGGATGTTTGCGTGATTAAGTCTACTATCGGATGTTCTGACACAGTTGCATCGTGGCTTGAAAGTTTAGACAAGTCACAAAAAGATGCGTTTGTACATTACGCAAAGAATGCTACAAGCGACATCGAGTCGTATTTATACGCTCGATTTTTAAAGCCTGGGTATAACGGCAGTATTGCTGATTTGACTGCATGGGTACAGGAAAAGTACCCTAAACAAGACTTACGTAAAGTCCTGCTAATTGAGATCGACGCTATAAGCGACGACATCAAAAACGTGCGGGATATGACTACAACGGGGATGTTAGATTTCGCGACTGCAGCGACAAAAATTTCGGCGCTACAGAAAGAGCTGCGGTCCCACATCCAAGCCGTGCGTTCAATTACCGATGGTCTCGATCGCCGTGGACTTTTGCTTGCAGGGGCTGACCGGTGTATTCGCGAGCTTATTCAGACTCTCGATGGTCAGCCCACTCTGCAAACCTTGGTTGACGATGCCGCTATTTTGGTCTGGTCTACGTTAGAGCGCGAAGAGAAGAACTAATTTACTTTAGTCATACGCTTCATAATATTCTCTACCGGGCACCTAAATATCCCCATAAATGCGTCGTTGACGCCTAACGACAGCACGAGATCTGTGTTTTCTATAAAGCCACCAAATGGCAGAATCACTGCGGGCTGTGTGGACACAGGTTGTCCCGCATAGTTAGTCCACTGAATTACCTGATCGTTTAACGAGCCTGAAAACATGGGTTCTTTATCCACATACAGAATCTTGGTGAAATCCTTATCAACGATGTAAGCGCCTAAGTGGTACAGAAGGAAGCTAAACCCTGTCGGTGTAGCCGCCATGTGCTTCCAGTGATAAAACACCAGATAGCCGTACCCCAGGTTAATGGGAGCTGTGGAGTTAAAAGTTGGACATTTTTGTGTAACTTCATCCAGTACGGACGTGTCCACCGTCAATTTTTCACCTTGTTCCCGCTCAATAACTAAGGGTCTTGTCGAGTACAGACAATGGAGGTAATCGTCTTTGCTGAAGAAACACCAGTTTTTTTCTGCTACTCCTTTTTTACGGTTATTACCTATTGGCGGAAACGCCGCTGACACCGCATCGCAGTTTTCATCTACGTAACAGACAGCAACTTTCGGTTGACCATATCTAGATTCCGGCCCCTTATCGTACTTACTGGCGTAAGCCGAAACAACGAACTGGGTGTACAACTCGTTATCTGGACCTACGAATAACCTCGGGTCTTCGTAGCTGAGTCGGTGCTTCTTGGGACGCATGTTCTTTGCACCCAAGATTGTCTCGTCATTAGCTAAATGCCCAATATAAATATCTGTAGGTGTGTCGTTTAAATAGAAGTACTTGTTGTCCCAGCGAAAACCAAACGGCTGCTCCTGGGACCTCCACGCTATGTAGGTGGTGTCCTTATGTTTGATGACGCAAGGGCTGAAATTAGCTACGGAGTTTTCGGGAAGGTTGTGTACGATTCGAGTGAACGTACCGCCTAGCTTCTCCGCTTGCGTATAGACGTCGACTATACCGGGTTGTTCGACTCGTACGGGGTGTACGACGTTGCTGTATTTGTGAAAAAATCGATGTGTAGTTTGCATGTCAGCTCAGGAGATCTTCGACAGCTTGAGAGAAACCGGAAGCGATGTGCTCCCAGCGGTATTCCGATCGTTGCGTGACGTCATAGCAAGCTTGCGCCACATCCTCGTAAATGTCCGGATTGCTTTGCAGCTCATCTAGGAGTTGAACCACGTGGTCAGTATCAACCAATCCACGTTCGACTCCAAGATCTTTGTCGACGATCCATGTAGAAATGTTGGCGAGAGCACCGGCCTCCTTCCAAATGTCAGCGCACGCCGTGTGGTTAGGAACAATCTGCGGTTTTTTGCAGCTTGCGTGTTCGAAACTAACCAGTCCCCAACCTTCGCCATCAGCGGTATTTAAGCCGACGTCGCAAGCGTTATAGATAACGTTCAGCAGTTCATCCGGTGGGGCGTCTGTGTAGTTAATGTTTTGCGACGTTAGGATCAGGCGCTTGCTGTCCTCCAGTCCACGGCGCTTCATCTCCTGTTGGAACAGAGCCATGACGTCCCAACCTAGGTCTTTTGTACCCATGTGCAGGTACAGCATCGCGTCCGGATTATCAACAGCAAACTTCGCAAACGCTTGAATCGTTAGATCAATCCGCTTCCTGGGCTGGTTGCGGTTGGCGTTTAAAATGATGAATTTGTCTTCTGGCAGACGCAGTTGACGGCGAGCTTCTTTTTTATCGATCGGGTAGAACCTCGTGTTATCGACACCGTGGGGCAACACACCGATTTTGCTCGGCTTAATTCCGTGAGACAGAATCCGGTGAGCACACGGAATCGTGAACGTAATCGCCATATCCCAGTGTGGGATATTCGACAGCATGTCTGGGAAGTAACGCTCGCTATCGATTGGGAAGTAAGCTAAAAATTTAAATTTGTGCTTTTCCTTCAGGAACTGAGCTCGTTCCCAAAACTGATTTACAACCCAAATATCGTTAAGGCAGATAATAACGTCAGGAGATATTTTCTCGATGAGCTCAGGCACCCGTGGGAGCCCAAAGCGGTCTCCGCAGTGGACATTTGCGGCAGGATAAATTTTGTAAGGATATGTATGAGGATCTCCGCTATAATTTATTCCTAGCACATGAACTTCATGTTGTTTGCACAAGTGCTCTAGAACACTGTGTGTTACTCTACCAAACCCCGTATTACTGCAGGCATCTCCGTACCAAAGAATCTTTGCCATTTGATGTTGGCTGTTAATACGGTTAATATAGCAGCACTGTTAGTTTACTGATATGCCTAGTCGGGAAAGTTTTGCTTATCGGCGTACAGCGCAAATGAATGCGTTGCGTGCGCAAGGTGAACTTTCTGAGTCGGTAGATTCTATATATAACAGAGCATCAAATAACTTTCATACGTTTTGTACTCTCTTTGAGAAACCTCCTGCACGACATATGCTGGAGTGGCACAGAGAACTTATAACTGGCGAGAGTAACCGTTATCTGCTTGATATTGCTGGCCCCAACACTGACATCCTCAGCCCTCGTGGTTCGGCCAAATCCACGTGTTTAAACCTGTTTACCGCGTGGTGTATCGGTCGGCATACGGCAGCAAAGAAGCCTCTTCAAATTATTTACACGTCGTACAACATTGCTACGGCTATCCCAAAAAGCCGGATTATTAAGCAGATCGTCGACAGCTCAACCTTTAAGAAAATCTTCCCGTCGTGCCGATTAAAGCCGGGGATGCAAAGCGACATCGGTTGGTCAATTGATTTTGATTACGCGGATATTCCTCGTGTTGGTGACGAAGAATTCACCCTACGTGCAGCAGGTTTGCGTGGAAGTATTACCAGTAAGCGGGCTCACTTGGTATTACTAGATGACCCTATTAAAAGTAGTACAGATATTCGCAACCCAGCTATTCGAGATGAGATGCTTCAGAACTGGAGCTCAGTTATCGCGCCAATTATTTTTGAAGGTGGGCGGGCTATCTGTTTGGGCACTCGGTTCCACCCGTTGGATATTCATAAAACTATGTTTATCCCCTCAAAAGGATGGAAACAGGTTGTTCAAGAAGCACTAACTTATAGCGACCGAGGAGAACCTGTTTCGTACTGGCCAGAGCAGTGGTCCGTGGATTATCTGCTTGGACAAAAGGAGCTGGATCCGGTCGCATTTGCGTTCCAGTACCAACAGCAACCCGTCATGACTTCGGATCTGGTCGTGTCACCAGATCTCCTTATTAAAGGTGAGGTTGTAACAGAATTTGACACCTTAGCCGTTGGTATCGACCTCTCGGCAAGTAAAAACGAAACCAGCGACTACACCGCGTTTGTGCTTGGTGGAAGACTAAAAGATAAATATTACATTATCGATTCGCACCAATGTAGAAGCATCGGAAACCTAGAAAAAATTGATTTGCTTTGCGACATGTTGTTGGAGTGGGGGATCTTAAATAAACAAGGCGATATTTATTTCCCTACGTATTCCACGGTGACCCTTGTGGTCGAATCCGTTGCGTATCAGGCTTCGCTTGCGGCGGATTTAAGGCGTGTTTTATTGAACGAACGAGAGCTAACCAACCTCCATATTCACGAGGTCAAAGGCTTCCGTGGAGATAAGATTGCACGTTTTCGCGGCACACTGGGATTGCTCGAAAACAAGAAAGTTATCTTCAACAAATACCGCAAGTTCGACGCCTTGTTTGATCAGTTGATTAACGTCGGTTCGACCGCACACGACGATCTGCTAGACAGCTACACGTGGTTGATTACGTTCTTACAGCGGAGGGGAAATTTTTCTATCGAATACTGATGGGACTCGGTTTTGCTTTTAAAGTGCTGTCACTCTAGGCTGAGCGTATGAAGAAAATTTGGTTGGCCATAACTGCCCACAAGCCTTTAGAGCGCATTAATACTCTTGTAAACGTCTTAAATACTTACAGTAAATACCCGTACGACATCACTGTAAAAATCTATATTGATTATGATTCTCAAAATGATCAGGAGCAGTTAGAAACTGTTCTGGAAGCTTTTAGCTCGCTTAAAACCGAAGTGATTGTGGCGTCGCCGGGGTATGAGGGCTGGTACTTAACCTGGGCGCATAAAAACGATTTAGCTACAGCTGTTTTACGTAAAGAAGCAGATTTTTATATTTATCAAGAAAATGACATGATCATTCCGGTCGAAAGTTTTCATTACTGGCTCCGGTGGAAGCAACCGCTAGCTCGTTACAAATTAGAACCCGGCTTTATTCGGTATGAAAACTTTAAAGGTAAAAAAGTTCCATTTGATAACTACCAGAAGTATTCATTAACGAAAGAAACTAAAAACGTCTGGCACGACATCGGATTTAAAGTCCCGAAGATTTTGGTTATCAGCCACGATTTCGATTTGTTTGTTCAAGTCGCTAATCCGTATTACGGAGCGATGATTCTGGATCAAACGGACGCAGATAAATACATCCGATCTCAGAGCTTCGATCCCCACAAGAGTTATGAACTTGTTGGGGTGCGTAACTGGCCGATAGCGGATCGGAGCTCAATGGGATTAGCTTTTGAAGATCTGCCTGCGGGGCATGAACATAGACGGTGTGTCCCAATTAAAAAGGTGAAGGATGTATATCAACCGCATCCCTGGTGTTTGTTACAACATGATGACACAAAATACGCGCCAGAGTTATACACAAAGCTTGGTGGAGTTTTAGACTGTAAGGAGATGTTCGAGCTTTAGTCGTGGTCTCCCGTGGGGCGGCTTTTGTTTCTGTCTGCTATGTGCTAAAAAACTTCCGTAAGTGCGAGACTATTAGTCGTGAAGATGCGTACCGGTTACGAAAGTATGTCGAAAACAACGGAGGAGTCGTTTATTGGTTCAACCCCAGTTGAAGATCCTGTCCGACCTAATTACTACGTTCGTGAAGGTTTAGAGTGTTACGACGTGCAAAGGGCTTCCATGGGGCTCGTAAAATATCAAGGCTATCTTGAAGGTTGTGCACAAAAATATCTCTGGCGGTGGGAACAAAAAAACGGGAAACAGGATTTAGAAAAAGCTGTTGAATATCTTGTTAAACTGTTAGAAACACTCGATTGATATGGACGTTCGTGCTTTTGGCAGTGTATACGCTCAAACGGCAGCGCTTCCATATGCAAGCGGTTTTGCAATTAATGCCTCAGGAACTGATCTGACGTTTCCTTCGTGTCGAGCTATTTACGTTGAGACGTCAAATCCTGCCGCGTCTAAAAAGCTTACAGTCGTTCTAGCTGACACTAAAACCCCTATTACGTTTAACCACATTCGCGATAACGGTATTATTCCTATCTCAGTCATTCAGATCAGTGGCTCAACTACGGTTGATCACTGTTACATTCTGTATTGATCATGGCTGAAATTGCTAAAAAACGCGACCCTGAAAAATGGGCTCAAGCCAAAGCCAAAGCTCGTAAAAAGCTTGGTGGGCACAGTGCTCGCGCTATGCAGTTAGCCACTAAGTATTACAAGGATATGGGTGGTCGTTACGAAGGTAAAAAGTCGGAAAGCAACAGACTTACTCGGTGGGGTAAGGAAGACTGGCAGACTCGGGAAGAATATGAATCATCTAAAAAATAAACTTTAAAATTAAAGAAAACCTACTATGGATCTTTCGACTCTTATAACCACTCTTTCCGGAGGTGAATCCTACCGAGAAAAGAGCGGATTGCCTGAATTTGAAGATATATACCCAGCTTTAATTGCGAACGTTAAAACTACTCTATTAGGTCGAGCAGCCGAGAGACTGTTAAAAGGCGAAATGTCGGTTTGATTTTATGGCTGACTTAGCTCGTGAAGGCGGAAGAACAGAACGGTATTTACCTAGATCCGCGTGGGCATCTCTGAGCGCGGAAGAACGCCGCGCCACGGATGAAAAAAAGAAAGCCGCAACCCGTGGTAAACCTGTAAATACTCAAGTTTCCAATACCGAGAAGGCGAAAGAAGCGAGACGTAAAGCTTCCAAGTACATTGAAAGAAAGAACTCTTAATCATGGATCAGTTCCGTCGCGCCGCTAATTTTTACGCTCAGGCTTTTGACGCTCAAAGTCAAGCTGCGGATGCTCAACAGTTTCTGCAGAAGCCCGGTGTGGAGAATGTGGGTTACGCCACGGATCTCGCATCTCAACCTACGGGGGGTCCCGTTCCTCCTAAATTTGGTGCGTTCGGTGCGTATAAAGAAGATGATGGTCGTGTAGAAGATATGAAACGTTTTATGCTTCGTAAATCCCTTTCTAAGCAAAACGGTTCTAATGGTATTGAATTTAGAGCTGGAGGCGGAGCTCCTACCCAATCTATGAGCTAGTATGTTAACAGTTAATTGTCGGCATCGTGCTCTTTGATTGCTTTTTGTACTTTGACGAAAAAGAGCTGTTAGAACTCCGTTACAACATCCTCAAAGACGTTGTAGATGGTTTTATTATTACGGACGCAAATAGAACATTTAAAGGAGATCCTAAGCCTTTTACGTGCGTAGACACAATCCGTGAACTAGGTTTACCTGAAGACAAACTTCAGGTTCTTCACGTAGAGCTGCCGTCTCCTGAAGAAGTGTTTAATCCTTGGATGCGGGAATACGCCCAACGCGATGCACTTGCTGTGGGTATGCGGATGACGCCTCCGGATTCTGTTTTCTTCTTTAGTGACGTAGACGAGATTCCAAAACCTTCAGCTTTGTTAGAGGCAGTCGAACTTGCAACAGCAAATCCCGAGCGTTGTATCCGACTGTCTATGCCTATGTTTTATGGACGTGCGGATTTGAGGGTTGTTGATCCTGAGCAGGATTCATCTAAACCTCCGACAAACTGGACTTGTGGGACAGTTGTGCTCCACGAGCATCTGGAGCAGACTCTCTCACAAATTCGTTGCAATCCAAACGACTATATCGTTGGAGACTGCGATGCAGGTTGGCATTTCTCGTGGATGGGGGATGCAAATCGTAAAAAACGTAAGGTAACATCGTTCTCTCACTGCTATGACGACATCCCTAATGCTGTAGCACCCGCCTATAGCCAGGAAATGCTTTATTTTATCGAGCAATATCAACCAGAAGCCGGTGGGACTGACCCGTTAGGGCGTAAAGATCACGTTTTAGTTCCGTATTCGCATGATCTTTTGCCTCCAGAATTGTTTAAGATAGATCGTGTAAGAGAGTATTTGCTTCCAAATGGCTGATCGTATGCCTGAAGGTCTCCGTAAGCATTTTGAGGAGAAAAACGCTTCAGAAGACAAAAAAGAAAAGCACAAAGAGGCTCTTCACAAAGCTAAAAAAGCTAAAATGAAGCGCAAAATGGAGCAAAAAGGCTAAAAAGCTACATATTTACCTTTTTTAGGTTCTAATTTCGAATGCCTGCCGACAACCTTAGTGTCCGTCAACGTTTTAATGAGATCCTAGAGTCGGCTCGCACTCAGGATCGCAGTAAACAGGCGGCCACTATGGTTGTTCTGAGTCATTTGCAGCAAATGACGCTGCTGATGATGAAGAAGGGTCTGTTTTTCTACTGCGAGCAAGACACTTACAAAGCTCGGAACAAGTTTTTACAGGATTTAATTGCACTTAACAAGCTGGACATTCGTTTTCCAGCTGTTATTCGTAATTTTTTGATCGACGGCTGTGGTTTGTTCTACTTCCGTCCAGATGAAAAGCTCAAATATCAAATTTATTTCTTTAATAAAAACCAGTACAGGGTTTATCACGATATTAACGGCGAGATTGAAGAAGTCATCATTATCTACAGCTATAAAGTTCGCAATTCGGCTCTCGGGTTGCCTTCAGAGACTTACGGGCAAAATAAACGCTACGTAAGGCTATCGATTACTGCAGATACAATTTCTGAGTTTGAATCCAACAGTGAATTAAGTTTTGAGCTCGATCCTGGCACGGTTTTAACGCCAAAAAATAGGCGTCCAAACACCCTTGGATTTATTCCTGCAGTTGAGGTTTTAAACAAGCCGAACGCAAGCGGAACAGACGGCGAAGGAGAATTCGAACCGTTCATGGAGCAGATTGTGCTTCATGATCAGATGGTTTCAAATATTGCGAAGAATATTGAGTTCTTTGGTAATCCCACGCTGATTAGTTCGCGTCCACGTAGCGATCTTGTCGAAGCGTCTGACGCTGATCGGACTTTCAGGCCCACAATCAGCAGTCAAAGTGGTTTTGGTGGCATTGATTCTCCGTCTACTCGGGTATCTGAACCGTTCGGTTCTAATTCCGCTCTTGGTGGATTAAGAGTTCCTCGGATTATTGCGAACGTCGAGCCCTCCGACCGCGTGGGCTACATGACTCCGGACCCGGTAAACGGGGACATGAATCGTTACGCTTTATTACTGCGTGAAGAGATTCGTACTGCTTTAGGTGGCGTCGATGAGATTTCGATCTCGGCTGGTGCTACTGCCACGGAGATTAAGGGTCTGATGGGTCGTGCTCAAGCCACGGCTCTTCGTAAAAACAAGAGTTTTTTAAGCTACGGATTCTGCAAATTGTTGGAGATGATTCTCTACCATCAAGAGCAGGTTTTCCGCGAGAGTTTCATTCAGGTTATGGGGATGCTTCCCCCAAATGCGCCTAAAGAGGAAACGGAAGAATCAGTTGCTAGGTACCAAAAGAAAATTAATAAGTACGAAGATCAAGTTACGGTTGCTATTCAAACTGCTGTCACCGAGAACAAAGTCCCACGTGGTGTTTTTGGTTTACCGCCTGATGGTGATCGGGAAGTTACTTATAGGTTCCAAGGTGATGTTTATGAAGACACCGCCTATGACGTAAACCAAAAATCTATTGTTGTTCGAAATCTTCAGGAGCTTGGTGTTGATAGCGTCGAAGCTCTGAAGTATTTGTTCCCGGATAAAACGGATACTGAGCGTGCAGAAATGTTGAAGGGTTTTCCCTTCCGAATGATTCAACAAACTCAGGGCGCTTTTCAGCAATTTCTACTATTATTGAATCAGATGTTGCAAGCGCCACATCCACTCGCGCCGAATACGCCCTTAGCGGCTGATCCTCGGCTAAACCTAACGCCCTTGCTTTATAGGACGTTTGACCACCTTGCGCAAGAACTGACTTACTCGGGCAGCTATGAGCCAGCAGATCCCAGCTTCGATCCCGAGCCCGGTCTCCCCGGCGGTAGCAGCCCCTCAGGCCGCTCCCTCGGCGGATATGGGCTCAACCGCCTACCCGCAATGGGTGGCAACTACCCAGGGGGCGCCTTCGGCAACTATGCCCCAAGCGCCGTCGCCGGTACAACAGGTTACGGCCCCTTCTACCAGCAACCAGTCCAGCCAGTATCCGTCGGCTTACTCCCCGTCCAATCCGTGGGAAGCAGCGATGGGCAGTTTGGAACGGGTGGTCTCACGCCTCTCCCCGTCCCCCAGCCAGACAGCACAGTATCAGCAGAGCCCGGCACAAATGCCGGATACTCAACTGTACAGTCAGAGTTCACTGGCCCAACCGTATCTTTACCAGGCACCATCGGCTCAGCCGACCTCGTACAGCAACGGGTATACGACCCAAACTTCCTCTCCGACTTCTACGGACGCGCAACAGAGCGCTCAGTTAAGTCCCGCAACAACCGCCGTCGTTAATCACTTCGGCATTGAAGCTCCCGGCATTCTGAATCAGTATGCCACGGTGCTTGAGGATGCACTTATTCAGCAGCACTCGGTGCTGGAGAATGTTGCAGCTCGCGGTCTGGCTATGGAGACCATCCTCACTGACCCGGATCATTTGGCCGATTACACCAATCGGTTCTTTACCGAGGTTTACCCCGTGGATGAGACTGCTCCTACCGAAAATTACCAGCCCCGCTACGACCAGCTGCCTGCTGTTCCGGCTTCGGCTGGTGCTGGCGCTCCTAGCGCTGATCCCCAAATCCAATGGCAAGGCTTCGGCCAAGTCATGAATCAGAGCCCCGAGCAAGCTTGGCGCTACCTGAGCCAAATGGGTCCCGAAGCTTTCCGCAGCAAGCTTCTTTTCCTGGATCAAGCCTGATAGAATCTTTTCGGAAGAAACGTGGGAGTCCCCGAGGGTAAAATCTCGGGGATTTTTTTATAATTAAACGAGTTAGAGGTTGTTATGCCCTTCCAATCAGAGAGCCAAAGACGTAAGTTTTACGCGATGGCTGAGCGAGGAGAGATTTCTAAAGCCAAGGTTGAAGAGTATGAAAAAGAAACTAAAGGCAATCTGCCTGAGCGTGTAAAGGCGAAGAAAAAAGCGAAGAAGTATACTGAATCTAAGAATAAATAAATTCATGCCGAATCCTCTTGGTCGCCGTCGGTCTTCGACTTCTTCTACACAGGAAGTTGAGCAACTGAAGCAGGAACTGGATCTGTTAAAAGCTCAGTACAACGCCGACATGGCGAACATCAGTGCCGACATGAGCACGTTGAACAATATCGTTGCAGCTTCGGGTCAAATCTGATTTAGTTAAAACTTAGAATGAGGCTATACGCCATAGCCTCGTGGGATACATTCCGTTAACGAACTATAAATACGCTTCAGGTCCGCATCAACTGCAAAGCGGACCGAATCATGAAGCGTTTTTAGTCGTATCTTCCGGCATTGTTGACATCGGAGCGGATCTCGGTCGGATTGCTCCCGGTATTCCTAACAGCGGTCTCTGGTATGTTACAGATGATTTTCGGGAAGTTCCCCCGGCTGTCTCTGGTTACTGGATTGACTATACCCCTGGTGTTGCGTATCAACCAAGCGGGGCTCTTAGTGCTGAAGAAGGATATAGACCTTTAGGTTTTTCAACAATCGCATACGCCAAAGTTCAAACTTCCTTTAGTTCGAACTTCGGTGTTCGGCAAACATTGCCTTACACGTATTTCGGAGGTGTTGCACCGGATAATCAAGATTATTCGCCCTATAAAACACCAGACTCCAATACGGTTGCTGAAGGTATTACGGGAGGAGGTGTAACTCACGGTCGCTACGAAGGTGGTCTGCTGACCACGGCTGTTAGTTCGGGTGTTGCTACACGAGCTGATTGGACATACAACCCTCCGGTCTATTGCCGTACATACACGGAAGCCACTAGGGCTCAAGTTCCCGGCTTGATGTCGGCTGTAATCCGCACGATCTACCGTGGCGGCTCAACACGCTACGTTTCGAACCTGGGCTCGGTATACTTCCAAGGTTCTGAGGGTGTACGTAACCTTGTCAGGACATTTAGTGCGTCTGTTAATTCGAGCAATCAGAAAGGTTAAACGCTAAAAATGCGACAAGGAAGTGTTCATATAGATGTTTTTTCGTTAAATTAAGTATGTAGTTTTTCGGAGGTTGACGCTTTGTTCGTCGACAATGATTTTCCGAAGCTGCTCGGTGCAGAACTCTATCGTCCGCATCCTGCGTACGTTGTAGAGATGGCAGCGGAGCCTGTTGTAGTCCATGACTTCAGCAAGCAGCCAGGCCAGACCGTGCAGCTTGACCGTTGAGTAGCGATGGCGGTCATTAAACTCCGTGAATTGCTGGAAACCCACCATATCGCATTATGCGATACTGGGCGATCAGCAGCCAAGCCGATCTGAAAAGATCGGAAGGTTCAACGACTACCGCTGTGACTTCCATTCCTCTCTTTACTCTCGCTTCTGTTGCTGGTGACGGTTGTTTGGGTATTCCTAAAGACCGCAAAAACTCTGTTTATTTGAGTTTTACGCATTCAGCAGCACAACGAGATTATTTGGTTTATAAAATTGACCGAATAAATGAAGAGTTAGGAACTAAGGGATCAGTAAGCCTACCTCGCTTGGTTTACGACAAACGTACTGAAAAGTTTCATTTGTCGTGTCAAAGCATGGTTGTAAACCCTGTTCTTAAAGAACTTTATTCTCTCTTTTATTTAAACGGGGAGAAGGTGTTTACAAAGAAGGTCTTAGATCTTTTAGATTTGGAGGCTTTAGCAGTGTTCTGGATGGATGATGGTTGCGTAGGTGCAACTACATCAGCCATTAATAAAGGTATTTTGAATCTATATCGCCCTCTAGAAGAATCACTTCTGGTCTGCGATTGGATTAATTCTTTAACAGACGCTGAAGCTAAACCTTACAGAGACGGTGGGTTGTATCGCGTACGCATAAATCAAAGCGCAATGCCGAGGTTTCTTGCAAAAATACGTCCTTACGTCCACTCCTCTATGAGGTATAAAGTCACCCTTAAATACTCTCACTACAACACAAAAAGTAAACGAGAGTACGAGGCGAGCCTGAACATCCCTTTAGCGGATGAAGGCGATAAGGCGGCACGAGCGCGGAGCATGAGTGCAATTAGCACCATGATGATATAGTCTGACCTTACGGGATGGTAAACCGTAAGAACTAGAGGATAAAGAGCCTCTAGGATAACAGTTGTATCGCTTTTGGGGAAACCCAGGGAGCAAGGAGTCACGTGAGCGCACTGCTGAGCAGACCATCGGTACTGCAAACAGCAGGAACATTGTAAAGGACAAAGTGCTCGTGACGCTTCGCGAGTACACGGGCCCCGCTGACCCTTCCGATCCCACTCAGCCGAGCACCTTTAAGATTGCTCGCGAAACCCTTATTACTGCTCAGCGCCTCCTGCTGGATACCGGTAACCTGACCGCTTTCCACCAGTCGATCGGCTCCCTGACTCTGCTCGACGACTATCGTCGTTGGCGTGATCGGGTGTTCATCAACGAACTCCTGAAAGCTGTTTCCAAGGGTCAGTCTTCTGACAGCCAAGGTGGTTACTACTACCCCGGTGATCTCGCCGTCGGTAGCCTCACCTACGCCAACGCCGAGCAAGCTAAGTTCGACGTTAAGGATGACCTGCTGCGCGTGGTGAAGAGCCTGCGTAAGCGGAACACTCCTACCTACCAGGATGGTTTCTATCGCTGCGTTTGCGATCCTACCTTCCTGATGCACCTGCGCCAGAACAGCGACTTCCGTGAAGTTGCTCGTTATCCCGGCAATGGTCAGATCAACCCCCTGATGTCCTCGATGCAGCCCAACGCTGCCATCTACATGGGTCAGGGCTTCGGCCAAGCCACCTTCGTGGCTGGTGAGCCGATCATGCCGACCGGTTTCGTGTTCGAAGGTGTTCGCTTCTTCGAATCGACCAACATGCCCTCGCAGAGCCAAACTGCGACCATCGGCGGTACTTCGTCTTCGTACGAGTCTGCTATCGGTATGTTCTTCGGTCCGCAATCTGTTGGTGTCGGCATCGGCGGTAACAACGCCCAAGTGCTGCTCAACAACAATGACGATTTCAGCCGTTTCATCATGATGATTTGGAGCCTGTACGCAGGTTTCGAACTCCTGAACGCTGACTTCGCCACCATTGCCTACTCATTCAACGCTTGAGGAGGTAATTAATCATGACTGTTAATCCCAACCAAATCTCGGTTGCCAAGATTTATCCTGGTAACTACACCAACGTTCTTCGTTATTGGCACGAAGAGAAGTCCGTCGTTTATCTGAACGAGAACGGTACTTCGCAAACTCTGACCAGCCAGCCTATTGGCGGTCCTGTTGGTGTTATCTTCCAGCCCGGCTGGATTGCTCAGCAGGCTATCGGCTACGTTGACCTGTCCTATCAGGCTCTTGGTAGCGTTAACCAGCTTGAGTATTACGCTCAACCTTACGGTTCCGGTCTGAACGGTTCTAACGGTTCGTTCAGCAGCGCCAACGTCATCATCCCTTCTCCTGATTACCATAAGGATGTTCGGGCTGATATTGCGAACGGTATTACTGTTCCTTCGGGCGCTTATGTTTACCGTGCTTCGCTCCGCGTTGACGGTGGCGATGTGGTCAGCAGCGGTGTTGGCGGCGGCGTGGCTTCGCCTTGCCTGACGCTGGTTCCTGCTATGAACCAAGGTCTCCGTGCAGACGGCACCGTGGTGTCCGGTCAGTTTGGTGTCACTGTGAGCGGTTTAAATAGCCGCATCACTAACGGCACTAACAACTCGGTGAACATTTTCAACTCCAACAACTTGTCTGCTCTGACTGCAGATAGGACTTGGCAGTTGTTTGCCACCCGCAACCTTGGCGGTGTTGTTGCCTCTGGCTTAACTCTGGCTTCGGGTGTTTATGACCCCCGTGCTCAAGCAGGTAAGCTGTCTGGTAAGAACAAAGCTCTCGCTATTTGCGAAGTTTGCTGGTTGGTTCCTGACGAAGCGCCTAAGCGCGACGATCTGGTTCTGCAGCCCGCTGGCCTCGTGGAGTCGAGCACCTACACCTCGACCGTTCCTTCCTGATAAATTTAGGAAAAATAAAGGCCCCTCTTCGGAGGGGCTTTTTTATTAGAACATCAGAGGGACTTCTCCGTATGCAGGTCCACGCTCTCTAGCTTTATTTTTGCTCCATTCTCGAATACGTTCTATTTGCTGACCAGTTGTAGTTCCTGGATCTTTGCCTTGTCCAAGTTTGTAAGCTAACCGCCTCAAAATTGTTTCGGGGTTAACATTTTCTAGGGGAGTATCTGCTACAGCTCCGACTACTGCGGGGATGAAATCCAAACCGCCCGTGGCCGCACTAGCCGCAGCTCCCCCGCCTCCAATAATTAAAGCGTTTAAAATTCTTTGCGCCGCACTTGCTTCACTAGGGTTATACATTTCAGCTACGCCGACACCTACATCTCCTGCGAACGGGATATGCTTTAGGAATTTACCTGCGATTCTAAAACCCGGCATCGTAGGCATTTTTTAGTTGGTTGCTGTTTTCAGTATAAATTAGGTAAACTAACCATAGATACTGTCTGCATAATGACTGTCGCCGAAATCAAAGAATTTACTTACACCCCTAACGGTGTGAAAGTAGAAGTTGTTAGTTCACATGATGAAGGCGAATACTTCATGGTGCGCTCTTTGACGACCGGTAAAGTTTTCTTTGCCCATAAGAACCAGATCGATGAAAAAGTTACAGAAACCAAGGAGAGCGAAAAACACGTTAAGCAACGCCGTGGTCGGCAGGTAGTTAAGCCGGAGGTGCAAGCATTCACCCGCATCAACATCAATAGCGCCACACCGCAGCTCTTAACGCAGGTTCTTAAAGGCGTAGGAATGAAGACCGCTACTGAAATTAAAGAGCTGCAACAAGCTCAACCGGGTGAGCGCTTCACCAAACTTGATCAGTTGAAGTCCATTAAAAACATCAACTGGGACGAAGTTTTAGAAGGCGATCACGTTTATGTCGAATAGTTTTTAAGTAATTTAGAATAAAAAAAGAGGATAACAACACCCGTGGCACAGTTAAGCACGCAAGAGCTAGAACAAATTCAAAGTTACCTAGCTCAACAGGGTGTTGTTTTTCAACCTGATACTACAGACGCTACTAAGCGTGAAGTAGTTTTTGCTGCGATTAATCAACTAACACGTAATCCGGCACAGGTTTTTGGTTATAGGCTTGATGATTTTAACTTTAGTCGCACAGCTTATCACTTAGGTTATAATATTGCTACTGTTCCTGCTGGTGATTACGCCAGGTTAATGGAAGCGTGTAATAGTATTCCTAGTGAATTTTACTACGATAAAATTGTCCAGCAAATTGAGCGCTGTGAGGAAGCTGAGAGATTAACCGAGCTCGCCACGGGGCGGGCGACTAGCCGTCAGGAAACCATTCTGGGTGACGTTAGTCGTTCAATTAATATTCAAGATAAGCGGGAAACTGCTCGGATTTGGCGGGAAAATTATCTGTATGAGTGTGATCGTTTAGCGCACATGCTCTACGTCCCAAATTACAGAGACCCCGTGGCAGCTCGGTATCGTTTTGAACGTAGTGGTGCTGAATTTATTCAAGCTATACCTGGACCTCCTGATATTTCGCGATCTGACCGTTTGTACTTCTATGCAAACTGGCGCTAAGATAACTACAGGATTTCCGTACGTTAATGTCGCAGATCGGTAGACAACTCGTTAAATTTTTTCAAGGTGAACTTCTTAAGAAGACAGGGGAAGCTGCCCGCTTTCAAAAAGGAAATGTGGTGCCGTTTACTCGTGTTACGGAAATTCAACCTAATGTTCGTCCCGCTGCAGCTCCCGCCAGAGAAGTTATGCGAACTTCTCCTGGTCAGTTAGAAATTCCTTTCGGTGGTGTTCGGACTGTACGTCCGACGACTATGCCCGCTCGGAATGTTCCTATGGGGCGCCCTGCACCAGAACCCGCTTTCCGCACTTCAGTTAATCCTGCTCCTCGGCCTGAGTTTACTACTACTCGTCAACCACTTTCTCCTGAAGAAGCCGCTCTGTTAGAAAGCGATCCGGGAACTTTTCGTTCAATTCAAGATTTAGCTAACCGCGCTTCACAAAATTTTGGTGTTGAAGTTCGACCTGGCGATCTTCTACGAGGAGATATTAACAAAACATTACAAGCTTTAGAGACTCGGGCTCTTATGCGTAGCGGACGGGGTGACATCGTTCCTCCTGGTGTTACTGCTGGTTTAGCCGGTAGGCCCGGAGCTCTTGTTCCGTCTCCCGGTGGACGTGCAGTCGATGCTTCTATTTTGGAAGCTGCTATCCGCGACGTGACTCCCGGCGCTAGGAATCTGGGTGGATCACGCGAAGCAATGGAGGCTGTTAGCGCAGGTGCTCGCGGAACTTCGGAAATGCCGGTTGATGTTGCTTTCCGAAACGCTACCGGTGGTGTACAGCAATTAGATCTCGGCTCACTCCTTCGCGGACTCGGCCTGGGTGCTGCTTCTGCTGGAACAATGGCTGGTTCCGCCGCTTTAGTTAACGTTTTTAGGCCGGAAGCTGAACAGGCTCAGACCCCAATGGGTCAGCCCACGGCTACTCCGGAAACCGGACCTTTAACTCCTGCGGTTACCGGAATTGTTGAACCTTCTTTCCCCACTATGGGAGCCGGTCAGCAACTCCCTTCTCCAGGATTTATGGGCACTCCTGCCGCTCGTACCAGGCAGAGTGAGTTAATTCAAGCTATTCAACAGGCTAAGGCAACTTCAAAAATGCCTTTTATGCCCGGCACTCCTACAGCTGAAAATTATCCTGATATTGCTGCTTATTATGCGCAACGCGAGCGTTACGCTAGTCAACCTAATGTTGCTCGTGCTCTCGTAGGCGAATTAGCCCAGCAAGATCCCCGTTATTCGGAGACCGATATTCGTACTTGGGCTGGTTCTAATCCCGAGTTGACTTATGAATTATTAGAGCGGATGAAGGGAAATCGCGCTATGCCATCACAACAAATGCCTCAGGCACGTGGCGTTGAAATTTCTACTCCAATGGGTACTAATTTTACTAATAATGCTCTTGGGTCTGCTTCGGCTGCTGTAGGTGCCGCATTTGGATCACAAGGAGCAGCTGATATTGAAGCTACTGTTACACCTCAATTCGTTGAAAGTTTACAACCGTTACCTCCGAATTATCAGAAAGCTCTATCGCGAGCTCGTATTCCTATGGGATACTAGACTTTCTGTAGATAAATTCCTTACTTTAAAAAACTATGGGCTATTTCGATAACTACAACAGTTCTAATTTTTATAATTACGGTAGCGCTGATTATGACGCCTACCGTGATTACGGACCAAATCCAGGCTTAGTAGATTACTATGCTGTCCCAAAAACAGACTATAGTCAATCTTTCAAGCCTACAGCAGAAGAGTCTAAATTTGACTTTCCTGGTTTTTTATACGGTGCAGGGGCTTTAGCTGAAGGAATAGGAAACGCCCTCCGTGGAGGCCCTCCGGTGCGTATGGCGCAAGAAAACCTTGCACGATACCTTAATAAGGGGAAACAAGATCCTCTAACCGCAATGTTGGCGCAAATTTCTCAAAAACAAGGCGCTACGAATAACCCTCTTATCCGCCCGCTTTTATCGGGTATGTTTGCTGACACCTTCTCTGTTTAAAATTTAATCATGGCAACAACAAGCACCAACAAATCTCCTTGTCTGATTGACCGCCCTTTTTTACGGGGTGCTCGAATCACTAACGCGACTTCGACCGTTTCTAATCCTTCCAGTCCGAGTCTCGGGGATCTGATCCAGCTAGTCCGTGTGGGTGACCTCCCAACTGAGGATGGTGCTTTTGTAGAAGATATAACTATCGTTTCTAACGAAGATTATCCGGACCGCAGCGGTATCCGTACTGCTGACATTGCGTTGTATGTTTATGCGCCTAACCAAGCAGCTCCTTCCACGTCTGCTGCTTTGATGGTTGGTCGCTTTGAAGTCGGTTTAAGTGGCAGCACTTTTGGTTATCCACTTCCAATTCAACTTTTTGCTGTTAATGCTCCTGTTCCTCAAGTTGGGGATACCACGCTGATCGCTCCTATTCAGATCGGTAAAGGTGAAGGTTTATACCTTGAAAAAGGTTACATTCTGTGTGCCGGTTATCTCGGTAACGGACCTACCTCCGTTTCGGGTGGTTTGAGTCCTTCCGGTATTACCATCTGGTCGCAAGGCGGATTCTATTGATAAATGAGCCGCCGAAAAGGGTCGGACAATTTTAACTTCAACTCTTTTAAGGCCAACGAGGGCGTTAAACGTCCTCACGATGTTTTTGGAGCAGATAATCAAGGTCAACTTTCACGTCCGCTTCATTTTGAACGTAGATTTCGTCCAGCAACAAACACAAAAGATTTCAGTTTACTAAGTGATTATGATTACGCGTCATTGTGGGCACGTTGGCGCCGTGGCTATGAACTAAGCATGTATACGCAGCAAGCGTATTCCGGTTTAGTTTATTCGTCTTTCAAATATTATGTATCTGGTACCGCAGGGGTTGGCGGATACATACCGGGGATATTTTTTGCGTATCCAACAAAAAGAGCGGATATGCGTATGCACCTCGTTGGAATACGCCCAAGAGATACATTTAACTTCCTTGACTTTGGAATTTCTGTAAGTTCTGTAAGTGTATATAACGAAAACACGTTTGCAGTTATTTTAAGTCAAAATTTTGGTTCGCCTATTTCGTACTTTAAAGGAGAGGTGCTTTCTAATCGTTTTAATTCAGATGGCACCGAAAAACCCTACGGATACAACAACTACACTGTTGTCGCTGTGGGTTTAAACGGTGTACCCAAAGAACCGAGTGTTAATCCGGAATTTAATACTTTATTTTTATCATTTTCCGAAGATAACAGTTGGTCTGTTGTTTCAAGCACTCAGTTATCTGTTCCCGCTTTGGGTCCACCGGCTGTTGGTGAATTTTTATCTACTGAAATTCGTACACAATGTACTTGCCAAGATTTTTTAGCGAGAGAGAGTTTTAACTTTTACAATTTGTCTTTAAAACAACGTTATCCTTATACAAAAATTTTAAATTTAGATCCTGGATTTTATGATGCTGGATCTTTTGAAGCAGAGCGTGTTTCTACATCGAATGATTTTCCGGGTTATGTACGTACATTCGGTTTTATTTATTTAACTAATGCGTATAGAACTCCTAGTTACGACGATACGCCTATATACTCAGACGTTAATTTATATTACTACCAACCAAAATGGTGTAAACACATTTATGCCGCATTTTGGGATTTACAGCGCAAATTTAATTTAACTAACAACACTTCATACAACCTTACACAGCCATCAGACGAACCATTAAATGAATATTACAGAGAGAAGTTTGAAAAAAATTTAAAAAAACAAACGGATTTCTTAAAACGAAACGAAGATTTTATTTGGTGGCAACGGTACAGTCCGTCGCTTAGTGGTTTGCCTAAGCATCTGTTGTATCCAGATAAATACAACGTCGTAGCTAAGACCCTAAACTTTGGACAGCTAGACGATTTTACAGAATTACAAGATACTAATTTTCAACTATTTACACTTGATGAATACAATCCTTTAAATCCTGCAGGGATTCCACAAGATACATATGATGGCGGTACATATTCAAATGGTGTCGCCACAAGCACTGCTACTGCAATTTTAGACGGAGGTCAGTACAGTAATGGTGTTGTAATTCCTCCTTCGTCTTTGTCTTTTTATATAAACGGAGGCACATACTGATATGACTTCTACTCCAGTTACTCTTTTATTAAAACGTTCTGGTAATTCTTCCGATAGACCTAGTGGTACATCCGTAGGGGCCGGTGAACCTGCAGTATGTTTTGGTGCAAACGATCCAGGTTTATATGTAAAAGATTCTGCCGGAAACATTCGCAAAGTTGGTCCTTCGCATTACGGGGCAACTGCACCTAACTCTTCGCCGGTTGGTCTTGCTGGAAATTCTGTTGGAGAACAATGGGTAGACAGTTCTACAAGCTCGTATTACTTGCGTGTCTGGACAGGATCCGCGTGGCAAAAAATAGGTGCCTTGTTTGCTGACTCTTCAACCATTGCCGGAAGTGCGGGTAGCGCAAGTTTTGCTACTGTTGCTGGTTCGACTATTATGGCTTCCGGTGCTGTTTTAGCATCCGGAGCTATAACAGCTTCTGGAGCTATTCGTGCATCCGGAACTATATCCGCATCCGGAGCTATTTCAGCTTCGGGAGCAATAATGGCCTCTGGAGCCATATTGGCTTCTGGAGCAATAATGGCTTCTGGAGCTATTTCAGCTTCGGGAGCAATTGTTACTTCATCTGTATTGCCTGGCGGTCTTCCAGCTGCTAGCACAAGTCCGTCAGGTTCTTTGGTTTACTTAACCGTTACTTCAGGTAGTTTTCCAAGTGGATTATATGTGCGAGCGGCTGACGCGTGGGCTCTTATTTAACCCCGAAGAGTGCTCTTGATAAACCAAGCAGCTTTGAACATTTCGCCAACAAGCTCAGCCATATAGTTTTCCACATCAGGGGCTTTGAGTTCTTTCGCGTACTCACCGACATCTTTAGCTTGCATACCAATATCTTCTAAGTTTTTTAGATATGTCATCAACATATCGCGGCATTCGTAGCTTTTAACGTGCTTGAAGGGCTTGCACGCTCCTAAAAGTCCTTTTTCGCACATTGGCATAAACACGTCGAGAGTGCGAACAAACTCGGCGGTTTTATCAAGTTGATCAACGTGGGCTTCGTACTGCTCTTTTAAAAATTCGTGTACGGGCAAAAATAACGGCCCTTCAACATTCAAGTGAATTAAATGTGATTGTATGTACAAATGTGTTAGAGCAGATGAAAGGGTCACTAGAAGAGACGCTAATCCCTCCACTGTGACCCTTTCTTGCGTTTCAACTTCGATTGTTCCTACCGCAACAGGTTGCCGTTGAATCATCCCCGAAATATCTTCAGGGCTCGAAGTTGAGTAAACCATTTCAGAAGCTGCAGGCTGCAGCGGGTTCGAAGTTTTCTTCCGTTTCTACTTTAGCGGGTGCTGCGTTTTGAAGGTATTCTTCGAGAGCAGTGCGGTTAACGCGATACAGCGACTTCGCACCATTAGGTTGAAGGTTTACGTAGATCGACTTAGGCCACCCACCGGGCTGGTTGGCTTCAGAGAGCGCGATGCGCTTACGGACAAACCCAGAGCTGCAATTAAGAAGTTCTGCTGTTTCCGCAATCGTGAGAAGGGTTTTACTGTCCGTCATTTGGTGCTTTTAACAGGAAGCAACTGTGACATAGTAACCCTGATTTCATGTGTTGCAACGTTAGAAGTTGATCGTAATTCCTTTTTAAGGTTTCAATCGGTATAATCAATTAGGAACCCATGAGTCTTATGACAATCCGACTTGCTGGAGAAGTCTTCAAGAACTACAACTCTCCAAAACGTGATATTCAGGGCGGGAAACAATACGCCGTGGCCGCAAAAGAAGGCGATCAGGTGCGCTTAGTTCGTTTCGGTGACGCAAATATGGAAAATCGTAGTGATGATCCAGAACGTAAAAAGAACTTCAGAGCACGTCATAACTGTGATGAAAAGAAAAGCAAGCTAACGCCAGGTTACTGGTCTTGTAAAATGTGGTGATTTTAACAACGTAGTGTTAAATAGAAATACTAAGAAAACGTTAGTATACGGCTAGAGCGGAAATTTTTTGTTACAGCTATGCTGTATTTAGATGACCTCGGATCATGGGCCGGAAAAATTCGAAGGGCCATAACCACCTCTCTTGCGGGTTGACCCTGGAAGATGAGTTCACGCTGACACGCATACGAAGCAAGGCTCACGCGTTGAAATCTGGACCTGAGCGTGACAACTTCTTTTGGACCACGGTGTTTCGTCTTATCTGCCGTGAGCGAGCTTATAAAACCGTGATGCAAGAAGTTGGTGTACTTATAGATACCAACATGAGTATTTTTGAAGATGAAGAACCGCAAACTGAAAGCGTCTAGAATCGAATCACGGCGGTAAATATTAAGGTACGCAATGACCGAAAAAGAGTTATTAGAACGAGCTCGATTTACGCCTGAAGCTCAACGGTTATTGGCTGTACTTCGCTACGCCGAAGGTACGGGCGGAGCAAAAAACCCGTACGCTGTTACTTTTGGCGGAGGAACTTTATCGGATTTAAGCCGCCACCCAAACACGGTATATAAAGGTCAAAGCGCTGCAGCGGGAGCCTATCAATTTCTTCCTGGTACTTGGGAATCTCACGCAAAAGCTCTTGGTCTTGGATCTTTTGGTCCGCGTGAACAAGATTTAGCAGCTCTGCGTGGTATCCGGAATCGTTTAATGCCTCTAGGAGGTCTCGCTGTCCTTCAGAAAGAGGGTTTTAGTCCCCGAGTGTCCGCTGCATTAGCTCCAGAGTGGGCGTCATTACCCACATTGAGTGGTGCTAGCTACTATGGCCAACCTGTTAAATCCTTTAGTGATTTACAGCGTGTCTACGGACAGGCATCTCCTATCGGATTAGAAGGGCAACCGACTACAACGGCTAAAGCTTCCGCAAAACTTCCTCGGATGAGTTTTGTTGAGACAATGGGGAATGTTTTAAAACAGTTCGGCACCAAGGTGATGGGGCCTCAGAGCTCCGTGGGCGATAAAGCTGCTGATTATTTACAAGCTGCAGCTCTTGCTGAAGATCCTGAAGTTGCTGCGAAATATCAACAGTTAGCTATTCAAGCAGCAGGGGCAGATGATCAAGATCTTGTTTCCAGTATTACGCAGATACCTGGACAACTAATTGAAGGTTATGCGACTGTAAAATCGTTTAACGATCGAGCAGCTCAACTTGAAGCATCATTAAATGAAAACGATGTTGTTAGCAGTAATACGCCTACGACTGGTATGGGATTTGTCGCCCGTACAGGTAGTACAGGTGTTAGTACGGGACCACATTTAGATATTCGATACGCAAGTGGTCAACCTATTTCGCCTCAAGAATTAGATCAGTATTTACTCATTGGAAATAAACGCCCTAGCGAGCTTCCATTAACCAGCCCTTATGGTCCACGAACTGCCCCAACTGCGGGTGCTAGTTCGTTTCACAGAGGAATCGATATAGGTGTTGGCGCCGGAACCCCTATTTATGCAACAGGTGGAGCTAAATTAGTCAGGAGCTACGGCGATACAGGAGCCGGTGGGTACACTGTAGGTGTTCAGATTCCTGGAAAAGGTGAAGTGCAGCTGCTGCACCTAACCCGAGGATCAAGTCCTTTAAGCGGACGAGGATAAGTGAAACTCGACTGTTTATCGGTAATTTCTGTAAACTAAAGCTAGGAGTTTTTTGTACACATGGGCGAGTCACCAGCCGTTAGAGAAAGTCGTGCTGCGCGAGAAGCAATTCAAAATGCTGCTAATGAAGCCTATGAACGTCAAAAAGAACTTGTAAAAGACGTTGGTGATAAAGCCACTACGTACGAAACCAAAGCTAAAGAGGCTATTCCTGTTTTAAGTGCGATGGCCGGAAGAACTCCGACCGAATATGTCACTGGAACTCGTGAAGATTATAAAAATTATTTAGCGGATTTAACAAAGAAATATGAACCAGCATTATTAAATTTTAGACCTGGACTTATCGGTTCAGAATCTGCTGAGGGTTTAAATAAATCTCTTCTGCAATCTGCCGGAGCTTTTACACAAGGTGTAAGTGATGTGGGGCGTAAAACTTCTGCGGATCTTTACCGCACTCTTTTAGCGGGTCCTCAAATAGCGCGAAGCTTGGCTGAAAGCAGCGCAACTAATTTAGCTTTAGATCCCGAGATTATGAGGTTAGCTACTAACCCTCCAATTAAGACTGAGTTGAATCCGGGTAAGCTGGGTTATTCGCAGTACATGCAATATAATGTTTAATGTAAAACGTCCTTCGTTTCATGAACGTGAAGTTAATTTTCACGCCGAAGCTCCGTTTTCAAAACATGATTATCGTTATCGACAAAGAGCAGATATTCGCTTAGCCGGTAAAGTCTGGTCGGAAAGTTCGGACGAAAGGACTCGTCGATTAATGCGTACACGAATGTTCCGGAAAATGCGGAATGTTGCCGTGGGGCTAGGTTTCGGTGAAAACGATAAGTTTGGACCTGACGAAACCTACGATACGCCTGATCCGATCAAACAAATACCCGACCAAGGTTACTATAAAGGTTACTAAAATCGTATATTCGTTGTTCTGTGTTTATAGAGCTGGGAAAATAGTAAACAAATCCAAGGCATCTTGTGTTATCAAGTTTGTTTAACTCGGGTGTATCTATATACAAATTTGGTCTATCTCTAAGTATGCACAGCGGAAAGTCAATTTCGAGTTTTTGAGTTGTCAACAAAGCAACTTCTGTAGAAGTTAAAAACACAATTGCTTCGTCGAACTCTTGTCTGAGGTATTTTCGCTTGCATTCTTCTAGCCACACCCGCTGCGCAGATTTCTGGAAGCGTCTTCGCTTTCTAAACAGATACGCATCTGCTGGTTGTTCGCTCCCCAACAAAAAATCCCGTGGGGGAAATAAATAAACGTTTTTAGCTCGCCAAATTTGATTTAACCCATTATCTTCATACGTAAAAAATTTAGATGCACAAACTAACTTATTGGCGCTCACACTTGATGCCGGATCGAGTGCTATTTCTCCGTCAAAAAATGCCGTTGTAGTTGCAATAACTTCTGGCGGGGAAACAAAATCAACACTAGCTAGCGGCATCGGTCAAATAATCCGTGATGTTGTCAGAAACTTCGTCAGGATTAACGATATGAATACTCATACCGCTCTCCGTCACCAACACCACGATGGGTTTCTCTTCGTCTTCGTGTTTTTCTACGATATTTCCCAATTTCCGTAGAAATTCTGTCAGAGGTTTGTCCATCAATTCCTCAGACAAAATGATGTCTTTTTGAATGTCCGAGATTGTCACATAGCGTGAGCATTTCGGATTCGAAGGGATAAAAAACAGAGCTCCGGACCCTTCATTTTTCTTGAACTCTGCGTACAAAGTCACCATATCGCCCACGATCATCTTGACCGTGTTTAAAGCGATGCGATTTTGAATTTCCGAGAATCCAAAGACGTTTTTAAATGCTTGTTTTGTTTTGTTTGAATTAAACATTGTCGTAGTTAGTGAAAGAAGCCCAAGCGTCCGTGGTTATTTGCACGGGATCGAACAGAAAGTTAGACGTATTTTGTTCTGTCGGATCTAGCTTACAGTAATGACGCAGTTCAACAAGGCCGGATTTACCACCTGATGTAATTCCTTGGTAGATCAGCTTGTCGATTGTTACAGGAGGCACGCCTAAGCGAGAGGCGATCACTTTCTTTGACACAAATACAGTTTTTGCTGCTTTTGTTTTGTTTTGCGCCAAAATCTGCAGCGATACATCGATGCTTTGCAGCAGACTCAGGAGTTCTCGGGATTCAATTTCCATAATTTAAGTAATTTGGGGCTGCCCCATCCCCCGGCGCCGGGCAATGGAGTTCAGTTGCCACACTCGGGAAAAGGCTAAAACCGAGCGTACCCCAATATACTGACTTTCGGCCTTTCTTACGAAAGCCAGTGACAGAAGTCTAGGGTTGGCGCAGCCATTCCGCTGTGGATAGCTCACTCATGTTTTTTAATTTTCTGTTAAATCCACTTTGCACTTTCTTTTTGATTGTTTCAGCCTCAAAGCGTGATTTGTGGTGAGCTGGATTTACGCACCCAATTGTTCCACAAATTCGTTTTAGAGCGAAATTTCCAATGTCACCCTTATAAAAGTTGTAGTAAACGTTTTCTATATTTAGGCGCTTACCAAGAACCGTAATTGTTTTGTAAGAGCTTTTCCAACACGTATATAGGTCTCGGTTTTGAGCAGTTAGCTGCGTAAAAAGAGCCCGGAGTTCGGGCTCAACGTCCTGCAGCTGGGGTTCGCAGGCAAAATTATTTATTGTTTTCAGGCACTCCTCGCAAACCGTATCTGTTTTTAGGTGATTCCTGTTACGCAGGCAAATCGTAGAGTGCTGCGAGTTGTTGTTCAAAATCAGCAGGCTCCTCTATTAGCAGTTTAATGATCTGATTCAGTTTTTTATCTAAATACTTAGGATCTGGTTCTTTTTCGTTAAGTATCAACCAGTATTTATAAGCGTTCAGAAGATACAGATGTGTCTGCCTAGCTCGCAACGCTTGAGTTTTCCACTTATCGAAATCGAAAGAGGACTGATGACGACTGTTACCTGTTTTTAATTCCAGATCTCGTATCTGAATTTGTAAGTCGATGTCCTCAATTGTGTATTCGACAGAGGAGATCTTGGCCCTGCACTCGTTTATTGAGCGTGGTTGATCGTTATCTGTGTAAATCCATGTAGGAAGATTTTCAATAACGTATTCGTCATCCCACCGAAAGGGCTTCTTATCGAGCTCTGTGTTCATAATCCAAGTGTAGTTTTAATTAACGAATTGTACTCTCCGTTTAGCACATACAGCGTATGCGTTTCGAAGGAGATTTTTCGTACCAAATCAAGTTGTACTAGGGATTTTAAAGCCCTCAGTAAGTTGTCCTTAGGTGAATACAACTCACTGCGTATCTCTTTCGTGGAAAGAGGTTGGCGAAATACTAACAGCTGAACGAGCTCTTCGTAAAGCCTGATTGCTGAAACTCTTTTTTTAGCAATTGTATAGTCCGAATAGAAAACGACTTTTGAAATTTTATTTTGAGCAATTCCACCACCGATTTGGTCGTTTTGCCGTTCTTTAGCCATGCTTGTACAGCCTCCAGCATTTCTGGTGTCATTTTACGCGCAGGACTTTTACCGATCATCATGTGATAAGGATTTAAACAGGATTGATCCCCGCACGAACACAGAACTTTATCTTCCGTAGTCAAGTCGCAATCAAAAAACACCTTATATATGTAGCGACGCGGGCGCATGATCTCCTCGTCGTCGACCAGGCGGTGCAAGGACTCCGGAAGATATAAGTGCTGATCAGGGTTTATCGCCAGTTTGCGGCGCCGGAACCAAGCCTGGATCAACTTCGAACGACCAGGGTTGGTGCGGGATTCGGCAACGCAGGCAGGACAGGCCATCAGGCCGCGAATCGGAGCAGCGTGGGCCACGTCGCGCATCCGAAGGGCTATCGGGTCCTGGCGCCCGCACTGGCAGCGAAGGACACCGGTCTGCCCGTAGACGGCCAACTCGAAGTTGCCTAGCTCTCGTGTTTCGTCCGGAATGCCTCCTGGAGGCTCTAAAAGGACGGGTTCAAGGATCCCGAGGTACTGGGTTAGGAATACGGATGTACTCATTTAGGCTCACACAACGCATGGAACGCACACAGCGCACCATATAGGTAGCTTAGCCGTTCGTGCTCCCTTTTTTGATTTTCTCCTCAATCATTAGATTACTTAACGTAAATTTCGCCTGACCGGCAAGTTTTACAGTATTTAACTGCAGCGAAATTTACGTTAGAGCATACTACTTATAATATAATTTTAAAATATATAACTAAGCACGATTTAAAACGAAATTTACGTTAAGTAAACGGGCTTCTGGAGATAGTTTTGGAACACGGTGTTTTGGTTTTCGCAGCCGTGGCAACCTGCGTACTGTCGACTATAGGACAAGCAGTACAAAACTACGCTTTTTCTGGAATATCTGGTAATATACGAACAACATCTTCTAGGGATGGGTCATGCCTACAGCAAGCTTAAAACCAAGTGCAGCTATAGACCTGTCTGATGAGGAGTTCTGGGCGGAGTGTCGCCGCAGGGCTATGAAGTTAAATATCCCAGCTTGGCGTATAGCTGAAGAGTTTTATCAGCATCGTGAGGTTGACACCAAAGTAGATGCTGGGTAAGGTCGACTCAGTTTCAAGCTGATTATGGGTCGTCTTTGTCCTTCGCCGGAAGCTAAGCAGCGTTTTGCGGATATTTACGATTATTTGATGGAGGGAAAGAGCTACGCTGAAATAGGTAAAAAATTCAATATTTCGAAGCAACGGGTTCAGCAGATTATAAAAAGCTTTGCTTCTGCCGGTCAGTACGCTGAAATTCGTAAACGTATCGAACAACGGGCACTCTCGACATTCCTAGGTAAAGAAGTTATCGCTCAGTTGAATGCGGGACACAGCTGCAACACGGTCTCTAAAAATCTGGGCTGCAATGTCAGTTTTGTGAAAAGGGTTTCAGCTAAGTTGAACAAAGAAAAAAGAACCGAGTGCGCTAGACTTTACGTTGGAGGGTAGTATTTTTAAGAAAACTAATGTCCGCGTGCGGTCACTACCCATCTCGTCATAGTCTTCACACTCCCAATTTTCGGGGGGCAGTCGATGCCCTCGTTGAATGTATTTACACAATTAGCGGCGTGGGAACAGCATCTTTCACCATCGACCCCTCGGGATATGCCGCCAATTTTGAGGGATTGGTCCAGGTCATTGAGGACCTTAACTGGACACTGAGTGGTGTTAACTCGGGCGGCGCTGTTATCGCAGGCTCTGGCATCTACACCACCACAAGCGGAGCGTTTACGGTTGTTAACGCCGCCGTCGAAGGCGGATCAGGTATTTACGTAACTTATAGTGGACGATATGCGTTTATTAACGCCACTGTCCTTTCTACATCGGGTGTCGCGTTTACCGCTGGTTCTGGTTTATATCTTTCTGACGGCGGCACTAAGTTTAATTTAGGCGCTTACGGAGAAGGTAGTACAACGGTTACCTACAATGGATCAAATGTAGCGATTAGTGGGCGCGATACACCAATAACTGTCTCCGGAAATCCGGCGCCCGGATACGGCAATGGCAGCCTCTGGTTTGATACAACCGAAGGACGTCTCTTTGTTTATGCGAGCGGAAACGGCACAGCCTATCCCGCGTGGTATCAAACAAACGCAGAAGCATTTGCAGTTAAAGGTGAAGTTCCACCTTCTGGCGCTGGTTTAAATTCTCCACCTAGAGACGGACAACTTTGGTTTAATAATTTATTAGGATCTCTATTTATTTACGACGCGACAACAAGCGGCTGGTATGAAACCGGCCCTTCGCGATCTTTTGCTTACAGTTCAACCGCTCCATCTCCTTCTGTCGAGGGTGCCGGTTGGTTAGATTCATCTGTCAGCGTCTTAAAGGTCTGGAATGGTTCAACTTGGATTACTGTATAATTCTGCTGTTTTTACTACTTGACAGTCTCTCTCATTGCACTAACCTGATCACGTTACTTTTTAATCATGGTCAAACCCAAATCATCTGTCACTCAGAAAATTGAATCTAAGCCTAAAAAAACCAAACAAGGCTCTGGAATGAATAGCAAACCTTCACATGGTCGCAAATTAATGAGGGGTCAGGGTAAGTAAACTTATAGAAGACTCTTTTTAACATGGCCCTCGTTACCTTTTTAGCTGGAGAACCGATTGATCGGTTAAATCCTGTTGTTGTAACTAGCGGGGGCCTAGTTTATAAAGCTTCTGCTTTAGATCCCAACACTTCGTACAGCACAGGTATTGCCCTTAATTCAGGATCTGTAAATAGTCAAATTCGTGTGCAAACAGACGATATTATTTCAGACTTTACAGGTTTAACTACAGGGGAAACGTATTATTTAGGCACGACATCAGGCACACTTGCGAGCGGTTATTCCGCGTGGGCGACCACTGTTGTTGACGGGTTTAGTAACGGAGCTTTTTTAAGCTCTATAGGTACAGCTTTAAACTCCACCAGTTTGGATATTGAGATCGAGCGCCCTATTTTTGTAACTACATCTGGTTTACTCTGATTAAATAGGAGTCGGGTGTTAAAATAGGGTGAGATATTCGCTATCGCCTCTAAATGACAGATCGGGCGATTTTTAACAGAAAATATACCTCATTTAATTCGGGCGGAACGACTGTTTGGCTCGTTAATGGTGCTGGAGTAACAACTGATCCGACATCAACCGTATCTTTTACGGCTGGTGAAACTCTTGCTCAGGGTAGTTTTGTTCGCGTCAGTGGAACTTACGTTGTTAAGGCTACTGCTCTCAGTGGATTGGCTCCTGCAAACTATGCCGTAATCGGCGCCACTACGGAAGCTGCTGTACAAGGTGGATCCGTTTCCGTTTCTACCGACGGCGTTGTGGTTTTAAGCAGCGCAAACATCACCGCTTCTGGCGTGTTGGTTCCCGGTACTCAATATTATCTTTCTAAATATTCTGGTCAAATTGTTCCTTATAGCTCGTCGTCGGGCACAGTCAGTAACTCGGGAACTAATCAATATCAAGCCTTTGTTCCTGTCGGTCAGGCTGTCAGCCTTACTGAGTTCAATATTGAAATTCAACCCGAAATCGTTCTGTACGATTGACGCTATTATTTAACTAGAGGAGGTTCCAAATGGTTGTCCGCAAC